GTAGCGGTAGGTGACATCCTCATCGCTGAGCTTCTGGCCCGTATGCTTGCCGAATGTAATGACCCCGTCATCCTGATTGTCGAACCTGACAGGCACGATACCACAGTTGACTATGATTTTAGCCATCACTCATCTCCACCGCCCGCGCCGCCAGCTTTGCGGCCCGCATCATCAATTCGTCTAGGCCGCTATAGTATGTGCCCTTGTCTAGTTCATACATGATTTGCTCAACCCGCCACCCAGCCCCCTCAATGATACGGATGAGCTGGAAGAGGGAGGGGAGCCAACGCACATCATCATCCACGCTACCCAATCTCGGGTCCAGCGGATAATCGAGAAGGTATGCCCTGTCTGCGCCCAGAAACGTATACCAGTCTCCAGCCCCCGGCACCCACAACGCCTGCAACCTCTTGGCCTTCTGCATGAAGGCGATGTACTTAGGGCTGTGCTCATCCATCAGTGGCCTCCTGTTCGTTTTCCTCCGGCTGTTCGGGGCACCCCGAACGGTCCGGCGCAGCGGAGAGGGCTTGCAGAAACGGGTGCGCCTTGCATAGTTCCAGGCTTGGCGCAGAATCAATCTGCCACTCTGGCACCGGGAGTAGCACTCCGCTGCGGTCATATCGGCATGAGGCCGCTTCTTCACAGGGCCAGCAGATTGCTAGTTGTATTGTCTCCAATACCCGAACCCGCATCATCGCCACCTGCGCCACCAAGATAGCAACCTCCTGCTCGTGCTGAGCAGCGATGATTTCAGCGGCCTCGGAGTAGTTAAGGTCCTGTGTCCCCTCGACTAGGGAGAGCGTGACCCATCTTCGTTTCTCCCTGATGGTCTTCTCAACCCATTCCTTATCCCATCCCTTATCCATCCTCTCTCTCCTCCTTGCCCTGTTCGCTCTCTGGGGGCTGTTCGCCCTTGGGTGGACACACTATGACATCCCAAGCAGCGAACATACCCCGCCCAATGAGCAGTTGTCGAAACTCCTCTGGCGCATCGTCTGCCACGACTTCTAGGTCATAGTATTTGCTCGTCCTACCCTTCACCCGCCACACCTTCGGTGCAGCAGAGAGGGCCTGCTCTGCCCTTTCCGAGCAACTACCCAACGCGTCAATTACTTGGGCAAACTGCTCTGCCAGTATACCTCCTCGGTCACGTAGTTCTCGGTCGGCCTTCCACGCCTGTCCAATTGCATTCCTGACGAACCCCAACGCCTCACTCATCACCGCCGCCCGCGCCACCAACTCGGCGTTCTCCTCCTCGGCGGCCACCGCCCTGTCTATCTGTTCTGCAAGCGCGTTGCATAGATTGCCAAGCACTTCCGCAACCTTCTCTAGCGTCTCGGCTGGCGTCAGTCCACCGCCCTCACTATATTGCTCAAACAACCTAAAGGACGCATCATCGGCTGCGACATAGGGGGCAAAGTGCGCCTCTGCCTCCTTCCAGGTGTGCTTGCGTGCTTCAGTAACCTCCTGCTCGTGCTGGGCGGCGATAGCATTTACAAACTCGCCACTCACGAAGCAGGCGTTAGGACAGTCTACGTCCCAATCAATCTGCTGCTCAAATATCTGCTCAATCCAACTCTGAGTTACGGGCATCTTGTCCATGCTCTCTCCCTCCTCACCAGCGCCCCGAGCAGTTGCAGCCACTGGCCGAGGCCAATCAGAATAGCCCTGATGATCTGTTTAGGCGTTAGGCGGGTAGTCATTCCGTCCACTCCCCCCGCATGTCTAGCCAGTTGATGCAGATGGAGGCTATCTGACGAAGCTCGTGATTCCTGGTATCACCCGTCTCACCTGTCATCGTGTCGGCTAGTTCTCCAACCTCCTGCATCAAGCGAGCTAGCCACCACTCCTCCGGCTGTCTGCGCCAGTAATCCCGATAGCGATGCCTGTACTGGAGTATCTGTTTCATTCCGTATACTCATAGCCCCCGTCGTCGGTGAGGCGGACGTGGAACTGAACCTCAAGAATGCCTAGTAGAATGTCATACTCTAAGTTGACCCACATACCGCCCTCTTCATCCATCAAGGTATGCCCACTTATCAGTTCCTTGGCGAGCACCACCACGTCGGGGTCATCGGCAAGGGCTTTTTCAATAACCCGTAAGCCGCTATACTCTGTCAAGTTATCACGACGAACATAGCGCATTGCCTCTCGCAACTGTCTATCGCTCATTCCCTGTAGCCCCCATCATCCCTTTCCAGGTGACCGCGGTAATCCCCAGCCTCCAAAGCCTGCTCACTGAAACCATGATAGCTCTCGTATGGAACCCGCTCCTCTGGCGGGCAGTCACCATACTGCGGATCGTACCCCTTACTGCACTCAGCATATCGCTGACCAAGATTGCACTGGCAGTCATCACAAGGAAAGGCCATGTCATCCTCCAAAGGGGCAGGCGGCCCTATCGGCCACCTGCCCCAATCCCCCTATCAGAAGGGTATCTCCCCTTCGTCCTCATCAGGGCTATCCTGCGACAATGCTGGCGGGTCCGGGACCTCCTTGCCCAAGGACCGAGCCAGGGACGTCAGGTGCTCCACGGCAGCCTCCAACTGCGGCGGGGCCAGGAAATCCACGATGCGCTCCTTCACCGGATGACCTGTGACCACGCTAATCAGCCCAATCAGCAAGTTAGTCTTCACGGCGTCAAAGCCCCCTTCGACCATAGTGTCAGCAAAGGTCTGTGCCCGCAAGGCATAGTCCGCACCGCCCGTGGATATCGCCAGGGCCAGCCACCGCTTGTCTTTGGCCTCCTCAAGGGTCAATACCGCCTCGCCTGTAATCAGGGCCGGGTGCAGAACTTGCCGGATGTGAACCCGCATAACGTCCAGGTCCTCATCAGACCAAGACCCGGCCTCTACAGACCCCATGCCGCCCGCAGCCTTGCCGTAGTAGTCCGGCACCTTGTACTCGATACCTTCGACCTTCTTGGCCGCAGGTCCAGCAGCCAGCGGCATCACACAGTCGCTATTGTGGTCTTTGGTATCCACGTAACCGCTTTCACCTATCTTGATGACCACGCGAACGCCTACACGGGCATGATTCAGAAGGGCAGACTCCAAGGCCTCCACAATCATCTGGTCGGTAATCTCCCCAGTATCAGGCAGGCTACTCCCAAGATCAGCCTGCCAATCCACGCCGCAAATTTCAGACCACCTGACGATGTTAGCAATCCAACTGCCCACACGGTCCACCTGTAGGATATTCTCATTCTGCTCGTTCTGGACAACCCGCAGCGCCTTCCAGGGCGTCTTGCCGGTAGGCTCTTCACTACGATGTTCTTCCGGATAAATGATCTGAAAGCTCCACAGTACGGCAGGCGATTTGGCCCCCGTCTTCACGTTGTCCTTCCACTCATCAACCTCGATGATCCGGGGCCTCATCGTGTCCTCATCACGGGGCACGAAGCCCGCAAAGAAGGCAATGTATTCACCCTTCGGCACTCGGTCGAAATCGCTGCTTTCTGTATCCTGTACCCTTGCCATGTCGCGTCTCCCTCCCTATAGCTCTTTTATGTCCCGAACAGGCACATCATCAATCTGTGCCTGGGCCTGATCGACCCCGATGCTCGCCATGACCTCACGACCCATCTCCGTACCCGTACCCTGGAGCCAGAGCATGAGCTTCCGAATCCCCTCAGCCAGCTCCACCAGGGGGTCCTCGTTCTCCGTGACCTTGACGGTGCCCGGCCAGTCCAGGTCCACCGTGGCATAAGGTACCCCGAACTCCCTGGAGGAGTACCGCTGCGCCCCCGGTAGCTTTGTCACATCCTTGAGCGTCAGGGACCTCAGGGTGAATGGGAACTCCTTGACCACCCTGACGGGCGGTATCACCGCCGACGGCATCTCAGCCAGTTTCGCGCTTCCCGCTTTTGGTTTGTCCGACATGTTTGCCTCCTATCTAATTTGCTTGCCTTCCGATGAAGAGGGGGCGGGCTGGATTTGAACCAGCTATCCCAATTCCGCCAGCGGCTGCACATGGGAAGGGTCCTTCGCTTCGCCACTGTCTCCCTGCGTGTACTCACCACGCCGCCGCCCCCCATACTCACTACTCACAACCCCAACTGGCCGGAGCCCAGCAGGTCCAGCGTGGACGGGTCCACGCCCAAGACTTCGGCCTCCTGACACCGGGCCAGCTCGGCCCGCCCCTCAGGGCTGTCAGGGTAAACGTCGGGGTCTCTGGGACAACCAGCGGCATCATAAAGCACGTTATCAACTTCCCGGTTGAACACAACCTGCTCATTCATCCACACCTCCTGAAACTATTATAGCCCCCTAGAATCTTTTGGGAGCAAAAGAAAGGGCCGCTCCGCGTGTTGTGCAAAAGGCCCTCAGTCGGCCTTATCCACCTTGACGTCTACTTTCGTCACCGTCGGCATGACCAGGGTCTCAGAGCGATACTGGCGCAGCCAGCCATGCTCCGGTGCCTTGCTCACGGCATCGAGACCCTTGGCGTCGTAGGTTACGCGAGGATAGCCGTTCTTGAACTTGATGACGCCATGCTCAGTCTTGATGGTTTGCTCAGCCCGCAGGCCCAGCCCCTTGGCGCGCTCCTCCAACTTAGCCAGGGCCGCGTCACGTTCAGCGTTGACCTCTGCAATGGCGGCTTCCCAGTTCGCCACCACCTTGCGGGCTTGTTCCACATAATACCGCTGTGCCTCAGTAGCTTCCCTGTTCTCTCGCATCAGCCGCGCCATCTGCTCCAGGACCAACGCGGCCTCCTGCTCGATGGTCAATGAACTGATATCCACCAGTTCCTGCCCATCCTCCTGCCCATCTGTATCCTGTACCTTTGCCATGTCACGTCTCCCTCCCTCTTAAAGCATCATCAAATCATTCTTACACACCAGGTCGCTCAATTGCCCCTGGCCCCCGCGCCGAAGATACGCCGTGCCCGTGGGACCGTCCCGGTGCTTGGCCACAATGGCCTCGGTCACAAACTGCCTGGGGCTTTCCGAATCGTAGTGACCAGCCCAGTACAGCATAATCACCACGTCCGCATCATGCTCCAGGTCTCCCGATTCCTTCAAATCCGCCAGCATGGGCCTCGGTGGCTTGCGGTTCTCCACCATCCGGCTCAGGGTGCATACCGCCACCACCGGGACCGAATGCTTCTGCGCCAGGGACTTTAACCGCCGCGAGATGTACGTCACCTCCTCCCGACGGTCCCTGAACCTGCGGCCCCCCTCCATACGGTGCACGTGGTCCACCACCACCAGCCGGGGAGGCTGGGGCATGGACGTGAGCGCCGCATCAATCCCCGCCGGTGAGAGGTCGTAATCCTCCCGCAGCAACACGGGGATCTCCAGCACAGACGCAACCTGCCCTACCCAGGACATAGCCTCTACATCCACCGTGCGCTTCCGCATGGCGTCCGAGGTCACCCCAGTGGCATAGCCAAGGATGCGACCTGCCAACTCCGGTTCCGTGCTCTCCACCGAGAACACCACCGTCGGACCCACGCCCAACTTAGCCAGGTTCAGGGCCGCTTGCAGGCACAAAGTAGTTTTGCCCATACTTGGCCGGCCCCCGATATAGCACAGGTCCCCCGGCTTCAATCCCCCAACCAATGAGTCCAGGTCTCGGAACCCAAAGGGAATCCGCGTCACCGCGCCCGACAGCTCCATCGCCAATGCACTCCAGTAGGCCTCCAAAGCACTCTCGAAAGGCACTACCGCTCCTTGCAAATCGGCCCTCACAGAAACCTGATTGAGCAAGACCTGAGCCTGCTCCAGGAGTTCCGGCACACCGTAGCCGCCCTCGCAGGCCATGTTCTGCAACTCAATACCCGCCACTATCAAGCGGCGCCGATTCGCCAGGGCCAGAACCTCGCGGGCATAGGACGCGAAATGAGCACTGGTCGGTGTGGCCTCAATGAGCGAAGCCACGTATGCCGTCCCGCCCACAGCCTCCAAGTGTCCGCGGTCCTCCAAGGCCCGGCATAGCAGCGTGTAATCCAGCGCCGAACCTGAGCGCCACAGCTCCAGCATGGCCCCGTAGACTGTGCTGTGCGCCTCCCGGTAGAAGTCCTCTGGGAGCAACACAGCCTCAGCCTCAGCCAAGAGTGCGGGGTCCAGGAGCAAGCTGCCGAGGGCCGACCTCTCTACGTCCACATCATAGGGTTCGCTCATTTAGTCTCCACCGAATCCCCCCCTCACATACGCATGGGGTACACGTATGCTGGCGTGCAATCGCTTGTCATTTGACGAATCCCCCACATGCGCATGGGGTGCACTTCGTCCTGCGCAGCCGCAAGCACAGGGCCAACGAATCCCCCACATGCGCATGGGGTGCACGGGTTTCTGCGGCTTCTGGCAATACTTGCCGTACGAATCCCCCACATGCGCATGGGGTGCACGTTTGGGGTCGTCGTTTCAGACCCGCATCTGCGCGAATCCCCCACATGCGCATGGGGTGCACCCTTCACAATAGCCATTGCCCACGCGAATGAGGACCCCGTCAATTCGGGGTTGCGGGTCTTATGCATCTATCACCTCCTGCTGCCCGCTTGACGCTTCATCGGGAGGACTTGAGGCCCCTATCCCTCCACGCCCAGTGACCGCCGATTCGTCGGCCAACTTTAGCGCCGCCGCTAGAATATTCTGGGCAGCGTTTAGGTCCCTGTCATGAACAGCCCCACAATCGCAAGTCCACCTCCTATCTGAAAGTGTCAGATTATCATTGATGCAACCGCACTCAGAGCACAGCTTGCTGGACGGGAACCAACGGTCCACGAGCCTCAGTTTACTGCCGCTCCACGCGGTCTTGTACGTCAACTGCTGGCGCAACCGATTGAAATTGGAGTCTGACACGGCCTTTGCCAAGTGACGATTCTTGACCATGCCTTTGACATTCAAGTCCTCCATAGCTACGAGGCCGTAGTCCCTAGTCACCTCCGCCGTGGCTTGATGTGCCGCATTTACCCGCACATCCTTGATCCGCTTCTGTATCCGCTGGACTCTCAGCTTTGCCCTAGCCCGCCGCTTACTCCCCTTAGTCTTGCAGGATAGTTGGCGCTGTGACCGCGCCAGTAGCTTCTCTAGCTCATAGGTAGCCTTCGGATTCTCATATCGCTTCCCATCAGAAAGCGTCATTAGCGTTTTGATACCGACGTCGATGCCCACCACAGGGTCAGCACTACGATCCGGAGGATCGGGTATCTCAGTCTCAACGACGAAGGATGCATACCACCGCCCCGCCTCTTCACTGACAGCCACTGTCCCAACCATCTTGCCCTCAAATCGCAGGGCCTTGCTCATCCTAACCCATCCAAGTTTAGGCAACTTGACGCTCCGTCGGTCTTCGCTCAATTGCACGAGGTACGCCGTGACGTGGAAAACGCGCCGCGCCGTCCGTCTTGACTTGAACTTTGGGAAACCCTTTTTGGCCTCTCCATTCTTGACCCGCCGGAAGAAGTTCTGGTATGCCCTGTCCATGTTCCATATTGCATTGACAAGCGTGTCTCGCAGGATATCATTGAGCCACGCCCTTTCCAGCGTGTGTTTCTCAATAGTCAAGAGTTTCTGCACACCGTACTTACTCAGTGACTTGCCCTCTTGCTCATAGGCTGTCTTCTTCTGTTCTAGCGCCCAGTTGTAAGTCCAACGGTAAGCACCAACCCAGCGGTTGAAACCGCTTCGGTGCTCATTGTTGGGTCTCAGTTGTATCCTATGGCTCTTCTGTACAATCATCGCCTTATGTCAAAGGGGTCACACATTGCCTTGCGTCCCGCTACAGGTGCGCGTGGCCTGCATGACCCCTTCTATAACAAAACAACCACGCCGCACCTGTAGCATTATCAGTATAGCAGATTCCTTCCGGTTTGTCAAGCCTCATTTACTTCACTCACTCATTATAGATCGCTAAAACCTTTTGGGAGCAAAAGAAAGCATCACATCTCCCCCGCCAGGGCCATCAATACCAACGCCTCTTCTAATGCCTGCCGGTCCTCCGGGTTGACGAACTGAAACAACCTTGGCAGCCACAGCAACTCATAAGGGGGCTCATCTCTTCGTATACTAGACAATGTACACCCACACAACGGTTGACCGTAGACGCGCCATGTAAGATTCGAATGGTTCCAAGGATTTGCCACCTTCACAATATTGAAAACGTGACTCTTGAAACCAGACCAATATATATTTTGCACCCTTATCACAATGGCATCATCATTGTGGCAGGACAACTCCTTTAGACATTTACGGCATACACCATCGTTGCGAATTTCAAAGGTAGGCAACACGAGTACCTGCTTCACAACCTATCCCTTCCTGCTATCAATCTCCGTCTGCGCCCGGTGCAACAGGTGCCGCCATACCTTGCCCCGCAGCTCCGGGAACCGGGCGATGATGTGCAGGTACTCCTCCACCTTCACCGGGGCCTGGCCCTTGGTCCGCCAACGCCACCAGCGCGGTCGCCCCATGCCCAGGATATCGGCGAAACCCTGCCTCCCGATGCCCTGCATGGCGCTAGCCAGCCTGTTCTTCAGGTCCAACGACTGCACCAGCGTAAGATGCGGGTCCACCACCTTCATATCTACATCCTTCAACTGAACCTCGGTCTCCTTCATCTCTGCACCCCTTTCTTGGTAGCCATGCTCGATCCATAGGAATTCAGCCAAGACAACTCTTCCCGCCCCCACTTCGATAGCAGGGACGCACTCTCCTCCAGCAGGAACTCGTACCGCCTGGCCCAACTCTCGTCATGATTCGGCTGGCCCACATGGGCCACCACATGCGCCGCCCGGTCCCGTAACATCAAAACCATCTCACTATTGGCCGCACTGACGCGCAACCCCTGCGGGTTCAACAGCACGAAGGTTCTACCACCCCACTCTGAAATCTCAGCCAGATAGTCCTCATCCCCCACCAACAGGCCCGGCGTGAAGGCCCACCCGTTGAGGCCCAACAGCTTGCCCATAGCCCGGACCATGAAGGCCCATGCCCTCAATAATCGCTGGTACTTAGCGATCTGCAGGTTGATACCGGTCTCCCCTCCCGCCCACTTGACCACGTAGTCCTCACGATAGGTCCAGTCCGGATCGGGGCGAGGCAGGAACCCAGCCCACTCATAGCCCTCATCAATCAGGCCGTCTATGATCTCACCAAAGGTATCCTGACCACTAAGAGGGAAGGAATCCAAAACGCGCTCAAAGACTGCATCACCAATACCAGTCCTCCCTGCCTCTTCCAGAAGGCCATAGAGGTGCCCATAAGACGGCTTGGAGCAGTTGTAGGAATCCACCACGCCCATCAGAGCCTCACAGGCACGCTTTGTATCCACCGGGTCCGGGGCTGCTACGGTCACCCTCACGGGCCGCATAAGCAGGTCCGCCGATGGGGCACCGATTTCTTCCAGCCTCCCGGCCCCCATTGCCGGAGGCGTCCTGTGGGCTGCATGAAAGTCTACCTGCGCCGGGTCCGTGAGGGGCCTGGTCACAGTCCAGGGGTTGAGTAGCACCGATGCCGCCATGTGATCTAACTGCACCGCCCACATGCCCCGCAGCGCGTCCCCAGCCTCATTGAAGGCCCCCAGCTCCGTCACATCCAAGGTGACCTGCACAGGCACGCCAGGCAAGAGCCTCACAAACATCGCCGTCCCGTTCTCCCTAACGATCATGACCCCCGGAAACGCAGTCCCGTTGGCCTCCACGAACAGGCGGCACCATTCGAGATTCATGCGCAGGCTGCCCTTCCTCAAACCCGGCAGCCGCTCCTCATCCAGGAACACGGGCACGCCGTTACTGGCTGCTGCCAGGAGCCGTATCACGTCTGAATAGTCATCCTCACGGAAACGAACCTCACGCGCCCCAGCCTGCAAGGCCGCACGAAACTCGTTGCGGACCTCCAGGAAGGGTCTGGTGCCAAACAGTCCCATCAAATCGCTTGTAGCCACCATCACCCCCTTGCCAAACCGATCAGGTTCAGAAAACCCTCCAGCACTTTCCGGTCCCTTCCGGTCAATACCCCCCTCAGCCGCCGAATGTGCACCACCAGGCCCACTCGCTCATAGAGGTTACACACCCGGCGTCCCACCAGCCACCCCCGCGTCACAGACTCGCAGGCGTACACGTGCCTCAGCCCCACGTCGCAGCGGATCACGTAGTCCTCGCTGGGGAACACGTGCTCTCGGCACTCCGGGCACGATACGGCGCTACCGCCCCGGCCATTAGGAACCACGTACAGACGAAGCTCAGTGGTCATCTTGTCCACACCGTCCAGTCCTCTACCACATCCTCCACGTCAATCACCTTGTCGGCCCACGTAGGCGGCTTGCCCGTGCCCACACGCACGATCACGATGCTCACCCTGGCAGGCTTGACCTCATCCCAATAGTTCAGGCAGTCCGAGATGACGACCACGATCTCAGGCCGGGGCCGCAGCTTCATGGCTCGTGCAATGCCCGACTCCAGGATGGTTCCCCCACCGCCCACAACGTCCACCTGGCGGGGATTGAACACACGCTGGCAGGTATGGGCCTCCGCATCCGTAGCCAGTACCCACACGCCCTCCAGCATCCCCATAGCCCTGAGCACGCCGCCAATCTCCGTGAGGGCCAACCCAACCTGATGACCGGACATGGACCCTGATGTGTCCAGAACCACAGCGATCCTCGGCACAGGCTTCACCAAACCCGGCAGGATGAGGCCGCTCAACGCAGCCCTACGGTTCGGTGTCCTGAATGAGTAGTCTGAGAACCCCAGGACGTGCCCAATGGACTGACGTATCCAGCGGTCTAGAACCTTGTACCAGGGCACCTTGGAGTAAAGCTGCATCTCTGCCCAACGCTTCATCCAGCCGGGTACTGAGCCGATGCCCCGCTGCGACTTATCACGCTCCGCGGCCTCCTGGATGTCCTGGGCCAGCTTGCGGGCAATGAGCCGCCCCTGGGCCTCAGTGATGCCCTCCGGATGGTCCTGCTGCTCCCAGTCCTTCCAGTGCCCATCAGACACAGAACCCTGGCCCTGGCCTGGTTGCTGGTCTTGACCTTGCTGGCCCTTGCCTTGGCCCTTACCTTGCTGTTGACTCTGCCCCTGTTGACTCTGCCCCTGGCCTTGACCTTGTTGCCGCCCCTTGCCCTGCTGCTGGCCCCCTGCGCCACCGGATTGCTGCTGTTGCCGCTCCAGAAGTCGATAATACTCCTCAGCCAGGAGGCCCTTGAGCAAGCTCTCGAAAGGCGGCTTGCCCGGTGCAATGTATCCCTGTGGGGGCCAATCCAGATTCGAGTCACCGTTGATCTCATCCTCGATGTCACCCTGGAGTTCCAATTCCGCCGCAATGAGCGCGCACTGTTCGTCCGGGAAGTCTGCCATGCGCTCATAGTGACGCCGCATCCAGTGGCACACCTCATGGTACAGGACCGTCACGCAGGCCTCCAAGGGCCACTTGGCTACCTCCTCCGGGTTGTAGTAGATCACCGCGTCCTTGGACATAGCCATACTGGGCACCTCTCCAGTGGGCACCATGCGCATAGTCCACAACACAGCCCGAAGGTAGCCACGCAGATAGTTGAGCCGCACCCTTGCCGCGTCCATCGCCAAAGTAGCATCACGGTTGGTCATTGGTAGGTTCTTCCGTCACGGTCACGTGGTACTGCCGGCCGTCAAGAATGTCCCACTCATCATCAGGACCTAAGATAAGCTCAGTTCCACAGCCCAGGCGAACACAGCATCCATCATAGTCAGCAACCCCTGTGCTTTCGTACACCACATCTTCCTTCATCGCTTCGGCGAGGAGCTGAGCGGCCTCTTCCACGCCCGTATTATTTCGACCGATGGCTTGCACACCCCTCATGATCTTCCTCATTTCTTCCTCACTCACCATGCTCCATGTCCCCTATCACATCCCACGGCCACTGATTCCAGAGCTGCCCGTCGAGTAGTCGGCCTGCCTGGGCCTTTCCAACACGGTATACCTGAGCCTCAACCATCATACGTGCAGGATCCGGCGGTAGTGGTCTTGTGAATGCGTGATAGCGCTCATAGGAACCACCGTAGGAAGTTGGCCCCCACTCCCCCCATTGCTTGAACGAAAATGGAATCTCTGCTGCTACGCATTGATCTCTGATGTTTCGTGCCCAGTCGGGGTGCATTGGCCTAGCCCCTGGCCCTGATTCGCCCTCCACGGCTGCGCCAGCAAGTCGTGCTAGTAGCTCAGGGGGGATCGTGACGGGCCCCAACAGCGGGCCGAAGTTCACCCAGTGCTTGCCCGGTATCTTGACCAGCTCCTCGACCCGCCACATCTGGTCTTGGGTTTCGACCGAGACGCCGAGGTAGACGTTGGATAGAATTAGCTCGTCGCTGGTCGCAACTGCCTCTTGCCAATAGCCAATGAACCAATCGCGCATCTCCGCTGGCCGCTTGGTCAGTACCAAGAAGGTATGCTGTGGAGCCTCATACATCGCCTGCCACACATCGCCCCTCTGCTCCCAGGTCACATCCTGGTGAAACAGGTCCCCCATCGAGCACACGAACACCACTCTCGGCTTCCTCCAACTCAGCGGTTCATCCAGCTTGTCCTGGTGAAACGTCACGTCGAACTGATGTGGCTTCTCGGGATACCCGAACCGCCCCGCCAGTCTCTGTGCCATGCGCCGGGCATAGCAGTTGTCGCAGCCGGGAGTACCCGCATGGGTGCAGCCCGTGATTGGATTCCAGCTCTCATCAGCCCACTCAATCCTCGTCTTGCCCATCTTCTCCTACCTCCTCACAGTTCCATCGCCGCGTCATCATCCAGTTTCGGTATCATCTTCGCACGCTCCAGCAAAGGTTGAAACCGCGCTATCTGTTCGTAAACCGGGGGTAGGTCAGCCCTGGCCTTGGACGCTAGGGACCGCGCCGCAGCCGCAGCCGTGCCCGTCTTGCCCTGGTCCGCCGCAGCCGCAAATACATTCCAGGCCGCTACCCAAATCTTCGGCGTGATCTTCTTGCCGGACACGTAAATCGCCAGGTTCGCCAGCTCCGCATAGGCCCTGTCCTGGCGGTCCGGCACCACGTACTTGGACCCCTGCTTGAGCATGTCCTCCGCCGAGGTGAGGTCCAGGTTATCGGACCACAGAAGGAACTCCGCACCCACTGCACCAATAGACCCCACCGCCAACCGCTCCCGCACGCTCTCATAGAGTTGCTTAGAGATGCCCCGCACAGCATCCAGCCAGGACAAACAGGGCAGCAGGTACTCATACCAGGACCGCTCACTGGCCCACGGCCCAGACGCCTTCTCCTCATCCACACGGCCCTCCCGATCCACAGGCATGACCACCAAGTGCTGCCGACGGTATCCCATGATGTAGGCGTAAATCAACCCCTTCCACCGCTCACGGGACTCCGCCGCCTTGGCCGCATCAAACGTAGGCAGCACCGGGGCCGGGAAGTCTAGCAGCATATTGTCGGCCCAATGCGCCGCGTCCTCCTGCCACCCCAGATGCAGCAACCGGTTAGCCATAGGCGGTGACAGTTGAAATCCCCCAGGGGCCATCTCCGGCGGGTTCGCAGCCGCCACAATGCGGGTGCTATCACCAAGGTAGCAATCGCCTACGCACCGCTCATGCACGAACCGGAGTTGTGCCGCCTGCATCGCAGGGAACACCGTAGTCAGCTCCTCAAGAAACACCACAGTCACATGACCCTCGGTGGCGCGGTCGCTGATGCTACGCGCCCACTCCAGGGGCAGCTCCAAAGTCACCCGGCGCTCCAAGTCCGGGGCCAGGTAGCCAATGATGTCCGAGGGCTGCCGGATACTGCCCATAAACACGTACAAATCCCATCCCAGGGCCTTCGTAGCCGCTTTCAGGAACGCCGTCTTGGCGATGCCGGGCACCCCTAAGATGAGCGCAGGCACGTTGGCCTGCATAGCCGTCATTACAGCTAAGGTCTGCTCTTGCCAGATTGAGTACTCTTTCATCACGTTTCCTCACTCTCCCCAAATGTCTGTTGCGGTCCAATTCTGGGACTCCTCCCGACGCTTCTCCTCTTCATCGTCGAGATGCCGCTGCTGGCCACACTCCATACAGCGGCACAACTTGCCCCCTTCGTCCATGCGGGCATGCTCCGTAGACTTCTTACAGTCCTTACAATCCCGCATCCACCGCCCACCCCAGGCGTAGGGCACCGTGCCCTTGTAGCGGCTCGTGAATCCCCAATACTCGGTGAGCGCCCCGCAGGTGCAGTAGTCTTCCTTGGGACGCCCACGAATCCGCTCCCCCGGCCCGTCTAGGTAGCACGGGTAGTAAGCCACGCGCCTGCACTTGGGACATACGTACCGAGCACGGAGGCGGTGCTGCTTGAACCCGCGCCGGAACCGCGGTTTAGCCACTGCACTTCCTCCTCTTCCTTCCTCGCTTGCGCATCACAGCCCACACCTTCGGCTTCACCTGCCCCTCCCCACACATCTCCACCACCGTCCCCAGCCGCGCAAGCGCCTGAGCCTTCCGGCGGCTGTCCACAAACTGCACGGTCATCCGGCGGCCTTTGGCCAGTTTGACCATGGCCGCCAGGCAGTGATAGCAGACCGTGTTGCGGTTGCCGTCGCACTTCTCCATAGATGCGTAGTTTCCGCCCAACTCTGTAGGGAGCGTAGGGCTAGAATCAGGTTCGCAGTCACCCCACGGGTGAATATGGTTGCAGAAGAACCACGCCCGGACTATGCCATTGTCCGCCACGAACTTGGCAAAGACCTCGTACCAGCTACCCATCACGGAGGCGCTGGGCATACGCCAGGCCCGTTGCCGGTTCCCTTTCTTCTTCCGCAGGACCGACACCGCACCCAGGTCCACCATGGCCCGCGCCCTCTTGACACGACTAGCTTTCGCGGTCACCACGCCCCTCCCTCCTGGCCCGCAGCCACTTCTCAAACGGTATCTCCTCCACCAGGATCATCACGTCCACCCCGCTGTCAGCCGCCGCGTCCTGCATCTCCCACCAGTAGTCGTCCTCCAGGACGCAGCGGTCCTCTTTATCCAGGTACTCCTCAAGGCGCTGTTCCACACAGGGCACCGTCGGATACTGGCCCCGAAACTTATCTGGCATCGCCCATCTCCCTATTTCGTGCGGCCTCTCTTGAGATCTACAATCGCTATCCTGAGATAGCCTGCCCACATGCGATACTGATGAGCCTCTGCAGAATAACCCTTCGCCTTGAAGTACCTCTCGTTTTTGCGGCACGCGGCATACTCATGACAAAGGAACCGGATTATCTGTGCCGGGGTCCTGTTGGGCATGTTGGGCAGGTTATAACCCCGTTGCCTCTCAAGCCAGCGCCGGTTTGGCTTCTCATTTCCTATTGGGGCAATGAGGCCCAGCTCACCCGCTATGCCAAACCCGAGTACAGCCGCTAGTAGCAAAAGACCGAGAACCACCCCACAGCTCATTGCCACACTTAGTGATTCCAGAAAGCAGTCCATCTCTCCCTCCTTTTGCGCAAAAGCGCAGCCCACAGTTTCCTTTGCCAGCAAAACATCAGCCCAGGTCAGGTTTGGCCCCGACGTAGCCGATGATCGGGCATAGCTGTTGTGCTACCTTGCCCCCCTCATCATAGATGCGCGTACCCTGCGGCACCCCATCACTCAGGGGCGGGTCAGACCACGCGCAAACGTACACACGATATAGCAGCTCACCATCCTGACGCCCCGGAAGTACATGCACTGCCACTGTGCGCACCATCACATCGCCAGGTTCCAGAGATCTCGCATTATACGGTTCTATCATGCGGGTCATATCACCATCCTCCCTCTCTCATAATCTCAAAGCCTTCCTATACGCCAGGTGCCTCACGATGATACATCCTAGTCCCACTATCATACCGCACCGCCTGGGAGCCGTCCCTAGCCCTCACAAAGCCCGCCGTCCTGGGCATGAGCACCCCTGCCCCAATCCAGCCATCCTCCGCCGGACCCCGCACGCAGTACGTCAGCGGCCTCGGGTGTACCTTGGCGCAGCCGTGCATGTGCGCCTCCGCCGATAAGTTACCCCGCCAGCCAAGTATCCAGTCCTCGGGGAACCGTGCTCTGTACTCGCGTTCTATGAAGAGCGCCATGCGGGCATTGACGGTCAGGTGCTCCAGCACGGCCCCATCCGTGGGCGACAGCATAGCCATGATGAGCAGGGACCTATCCCGCGTGCTGTAGCCGTCGGCCTCCACGTAGAGCAGCGGATCCATAGGGCAAGAACCCGGCTTCAGGAGATGCTGCTTGTTGGTCCAGTCCGTGCGTTCTCTCTCGTCCACGCACGGCACATCCGGCGAGTTCCCCACCAGTAGCATAAAGCCATTGCCCCAGGCCTCCAGTTGGCCCATCTGCACGTGCATGAACTGCTTGGGGTTGGTGCCCAGGCTCAGTATCTGCTTGTGCGTGGGGCGCAGCCGCTGCCATGTCTTGAGACTTTGTTCATCGAGAGTCAGTGCAGTCATTGGTAGCCTCCTCTGTCCTCCGTTGCCGCCCTCTGCCTCATCGGACCCGCACGGCGGCATCGCGGGTGACCGGGGTTGCCCCCGGTTATCGGCTACTTGGGTCTCTCGGGAAGTTTGGACATACCCACCAACTGCTTCCAGGAAAACTCTGTGGCGCTGCCCATGGGAGTTTTGCCGTCGGACGCGACTGGCACCATGAACGCAGTTGACGTGGGGTTCCGCGTACCCGCCGTGAACCGGAAGCAGGTCTTGCGCTCCACCTCCGCCAGGACCCTGTCGAACTCTTCCTGCGACACGTTAGCCATCGTTTCCCTCCATCTTGGCATCGGCTACTGCCCATGCGGCCCTCTCGACCTTCTCGCGAACAGCATCGACCAGGTACTTCTCATCATGATAAGCAACCCAAGCGGGCCACTCGGCCTCTCCTCCCTAGCCGAACGCATCACAGTACCCGTTGGCTCTCCGCACTCAGGGCAGAGCGTTCCCCCCACATCTTCCCAAGGGTGTGTCATTGTATCTTCTCCTCTCTATGTATAGGTTCCGCCGTGGCTATGCTTGGTCATGTGGCAGGTAGTCCAGTCCAGCGCACTCAGCCGCCTGGCTAGGCGATAGATATGTGTCTACAACTGCGCCGTGGACTGAGCTGCGCTGCGAGAGATGCAGAACTGGCGAGCCGGTGTCAGTTGCCAGCCTGCCCCCTAGCTTGCGTTGCGCGGCCCTGAGAACTGCATCGGGATTGCGATAGACTCTCTGTGCCATTGTCCTCTCCTCCTCATTGCTATGCTGTGATTGATTCTTCGCTGCCCGTCGCTGCTCCCGACGCTACCGAGAGACAACCACCGGCACACTTGACTTGCCAGCCAAAACCACCGAACCGGGCATTCTGAAATGCGTATTCGTCGCCCTCGCCGATGTAGAGCAATTCGCCTGACCGCGCCGGAACTGATCGACCACAGTAGATGCAAACCCCCGCGTAGGCGTTCTTGCGCGACTGCGATTCCCGCTTCACCGGTTCCCCGACATCTGCATTGGCTTTGGCCTGGTTCACCCGGTCTTCGTAAACCGTGTGAACTGTACCGTCCCAGGTTGCGATCTCAAGAGCTTCTGCCCACTCCGCCTCGGTCATATCGCCGCTGTAACTCCCCGCCTCATTCCAGTGATTGCCGGTCACGTAGTGGCAACCTTCGCGGCCATCGACCGTGTGGACATAATATCTGACTTCTTTGCCGCCGTTTCTCTTCCAAACCCTCAGGTCCTTGATCTCGCTCCCCATTGCCCCCTCCTGCTTCTTCATTCTACTTATATTATAACAGGTTGTTTGTTTTTTGTCAAGTACCAGTTTGCTATTATAACATGATTCACTGTGCGTCGTTCTGCCGTTTCGAGGATACCAAGAGACCTATTCTGCCACAAAAACCGCCAGCGCCCGCCAGGGCGCCGCTAATGACGCCCAAAAGCAAGGTCGCAAACAAAACAGAATAGCGTCGTTTACATGCAAGTCCAGAGGGAGAAACAGGCCAGAATCCTTATCGCCGGGAATCACCAGTAATGAAGCGGGGGGCAGGCCCGGCCCTGCCCCCCAAAGAAAGGAGGAAACGCGCCGCCCCTGGCAAGGCGGCAGGAGTTCACGGCACGCTCAAAAGCTCCGGCACAACGAACCGGCACCACCTTCCAAACCGCAGCTCCTCATGATACACCTGCGCCGCCCGTACACCGCGACGAAGCGCGTCCTCCAAATCAAGGCCGTCTAGGAACCCCGGCAACTCCGAGGCGTCAGGCACGTAGTACGAGCATGAGTCCCAATCAATCCAGTTCTTGAAGGGCCGCGTGTCCATGTCGCCGATCAGCACCGGGGCCACGCCCATGTCCATGGCCTCGTAGAACCTGAACGATTGACCCCGGTGCCCCCTGGGGGCCAGGGCTACGTAGCTCTCAGTCATCACGTCCCGGAAGTAGGCGGAACCGTTCTGCGCGTGCTCAATCAGGCACCCGTCATAGACCTCTAGGGCCTCCTGCATGGCCTGACGCCAGCCGGAGGTTCCGACGTTGCCCACGAACGACGCCAGGTGCCGCTTGGCATATTGCATGGGAGGGACACCATGGGGCGCGCAGAGCAAAGGGACATCGATGCCCGTGTGGTCCCGCCGCCCTGCCGTGAGCACGGTCATCTCCCCAATCCCGATCTCCTGCCGTTCCGTGGTCAGGTCCCACTCGCAGACGGTGAACACCCGCGAGAAGTCCAAGGCCCCCCGGAGGTCCTCGATATACCGGGTGCACCGCTCAATAGCGGCCTCATCCTGAGCCCACTTCCAGGTAGCGATAAAAAGACGATTCCAGTACACCGGTAGGTAGTACCAATCAGCTTCCTCAATACTTGGGGCCAGAATGGTAGGGCGCTGCCGGAGCCACAGGTCGAAGTCCTGCTCCACGCCGTAACCCTCCACCGGGCAGTGTGGCGGCATGGCATAGCCCTGACTGGCAGGCCGGAACTCGTCAGGCACCGGTATGGGATAAATCTTCATCATCCGCCTCCTCCCCCTCGAAATTGTAGCCGAAGCGCTCCAACAGCGCGCCGTCCCACCCCTCTACCAGCGCCCTCGTCTCCGCATCGTAGTACTGCTGATAGGCCCCTGGGTGCTTGCCGGTCTGGGGATGCCTGCTGGGGTGATGGATGGGTTCCTTGACTATAAGGCGCCTCAGCATCTTCTCGTTCACCAGTTCAGGCATGGCCTCCAGCATGATGGCCACGAAGTCCTCCTGCAGGCGCTCGAAACGTCCCGTCCACTTTGCTGAGTCAGCACCCATGTCCTTCCAATGGTCGGTGAATCTGCTGTAGTTGCGCCCCGTTCCCGTGATGCCAAAGCGCCTCTCATCAATCGCCCCCAGGTATGCCCGGAAGCTAGGGAAGGAAGGCACATTCGGGGCCGTATTGACCCAGCACCACATCGACACGTACCAGTCAAACGGGTTGCGAACGAACACAGCAGCCAGTGGCCTCGACATGCGCTGCTGAGCGCATACCGTGGTCATCTGTGCATAGGTGAGGTGCTCCGTGGGCCTGTCAGAGACCATCACCAGGCCAGGGACCTTTCGCAAGACCCCCTGCACCATGTACCCGCCGGTCCGGAAGACGTGGATGTAAACCAGGCGCTTAGTGATCACGGGACCCCTCTCCGCGGCACATGAACAAAACCGCCAGCATCCTTCCCCTCTTTTGCCGGATCCTTGGGGACATCCACCACGAACGGCCAGCGGTCTACCTCACGGAACCCATAGGTGCACTCCGCAAACGGCGCAATGCACCGGGGCGAGAAGGGCCACTCCCGGCAAATCCAGGACCGATGCTCATACTCAGCACAAAGGCCATTCTCGAAACTGCCACACCACCCCCGCCCCTTCACGGCCATGTACTCCATCCGGAAAAAGTGCCGATACCGGCCCGCACGGATCTCCTGCCAGACACCCCTGCCAGTGGTATAATAGCCGCCCGCCTTATTCGCATGGTACGTCTTAACATTCTCGAAATTGTAACCGATGGACCCCCGGCAACACGCACCGCACCGGCAGCACGTACCCACACGCACCCACTCAATGACCCTGTTGGCGACATAGTCCCACTCGAAGTAACGCCTTCTCACGGTACCAATACCCTCGCCTTGGGGAAGATGTGCTCCACCACGCCCCCACGGTCACGAGCCACGAAGATGTGCCTGGCCTTGTCAGGCCTTACCGTCGCTACCGGGTTGAACACACTTACGGACCCGCACTTGGAGCAACCAAGCCGGGTATACTCGCCAATGCGAGTGATCTTCAAAGGCATCTTGCCGCCGCCCGCCACGTAGAGGCATTGAGGGTTCAGGCAACGCCGCAGCCGCTTGACGTTGCGCCTTGGGAGCACCGCGCTGTGAGTGAGTACGTTACTATCCATTGGTTACACCTCATTCCAGTTCTAGTATTGTCTGCTCTGGCTGCATCACGAAGAGGGGTGGCTGGGTGTTCCTCACCCGCTCCCTCGCCCGCTCTGCTACGTCGGGGTCTATCTCGAAGGCGAGGTAGTGATCGCCCTCTAGCCATGCGGCTATGGGGGTGGTCCCTGAGCCAACAAATGGGTCCAATACAACCCGCCCCCGTTCATGCTTGGCTATGAGTTGCTGCAATAGAGCGAGTGGCTTTTCTGCGGGATGCCTTCTGTCTTTCTGGAGAACCCCCCTACATCTCAGAATGTCCCCATCGCCCGTGGGAACCCTCTGCGCCCCCACTCCTTCGCCCCACGCAATCAACTCATGCTGGTGTCGCCACGTGTATCCGTTGTAGGAAACAATCTTGTCCCATATCAGGGGCCGCACATACTTGAAGTGCGGAAACATGGCTGGATAGAACAGCGGGTAACTCTGCCCATCACAGAAGACATAGGCGCTTCCCGTCTGCTTTAGAACACGGCCCAAATCCGCAAATAGATCCCCAAAGAATCCAGAAAGTATCGACGTGTCAGCCAGCGTCCTCCTCGTATAGCCCTCACCACGCACCCCAACATAGGACTGAACTGGCAAGAAGTAGGGCGGGTCAGTCACTATCAAGTCCACGCTCTCATCCGGTATCGCCGGAGTAAGCTCCTTAGCGTCACCCGTGATGATGGTGCAGCAAGGATATGGCCCTATGAACCGCCCGCAGCCGTCGCTCACGTCCCCCTCACTTCTGGTGATACCACAGGAACCCATCATCAGGACGCCACATGCGCATGACCGTGTGCTCATTCAGCTCCTCCGCCACATGCCGAAGCCGGGGCAGCCGGGCATGGACTACCCGGACCCGCCCATAGAGCCAGCACCCGAAGCCCACACGCGCATTGTACTCCGGGGGCAGGATATACATTTTCAGCCCGTGACGGTTGAGCCACAGCACGTCCCGCAGGGGCGACTCGTCATTGTCGCCGTAGATATGCGCGTACTTCTCATAGAATGCCTGCCAGTCCGCCAGTGTGGCCCGGACCTTCGCGTTGTTGCAGAAGAGGCTCACCCCGATGGACAGCGTGGTGAACGCAGGCGGCGTTCCGATAGCACTGGGCATGGCCTCCCGGCCCGCAGAATGACCCAGGCACACGTCGAACTGCTCCAGGAGCCACCACATATCCAGGCAATCCCAGGACACCCACGTATCCGTATCAAGGTACAAGAGCCGGTTGTACTCATGAAGCTGCCCCACAGCCCAATTGAAGTACCGCGTGCTGTCCAGGTACCACAGTTCGCTCTCCCGAGGGGGCAACGTCACTACGTGGTCAATGCAATCCCTGTCCTTCGTGCCCCCCACAGCGAACAGGAAGGTCTCCACCCTGGGCATGTGCTCCTTGAGGCTGGACGCGCTATAGGCCGCCTCATCTGCATACGGCTCACCATCCACGATGTAGAACGCGGCCCTCCTGTGCCGTGGATTCCTGCGCAGCACGGCCACCCGGTCTTGCCCCTCCAGTACCCGCACGAAGTTCCCTGAGTCCACGGCCTCCTGCATCACCCGCGCCGTGCCCAAGCTACTGTAACCCAGCCCCGCGATGGCGATGTGCCCGTCCTCCATAACCTTGTCCGCCCAGGCATCCCAGACGCATTTGAGACCGTCGTACTCCATAGACACGTCAATCCACACCAGGGCCGTAGGCAAGTCCCAATTCTCGCCCACCAGCACGCCGTCCTCTTCGACGAAGGCCACCAAACGCCCCAGGCCCGTACCCACCACCTGATCGACGGCTTCCTGCTTGCACTCCGGGCCGTAGGTGCCACCCAATTTGTCCACGTATGGCGCGTAGGGATCCACGGCATACACGGGCAAGAGCCTTCCGTAACGGGTGCCGTTGAGCAGGGCCACCAACCCGTCACCCTTGCCCACCCCAACCTCTACAATCACGCCGCCGTCAGCCTGCTCAGCCAGGTGTGTCTCCACCTCGTGACGATTGGAAAAGATCATTGCGCTGACTCCTCATTGACTAACGAAAACAAATCAGGCTGATTCGCTACAGCCTCCGCTTTCTGGAGGTTTCCGACCATGACCTCGAAATACTCTGGTTTCAGCTCTATACCCACGAAACCCCGCCCGGCCTTGACAGACTCAAAACCCTCACTACCGATGCCCGCAAACGGTGATAGTATTGTCTCTCCAGGATTGGAATAGAGCATCACGCACCGCCGGATCGTCGGCAATTGCAAGGGGCAAATATGCTTCTCATCATCGGCCTCCCGCGCGTGCTGGTACTGAAGAGTATCCGTCTCCTGAATATCAGTCCAGATCCCATTAGCCCACTGTACCCATAGGTCATTGTCCATCTCACCGTTTTCTACCGGAGTCACCGGCACAGCGTTCTCACCGGGTTTCTTGAACAACAGAACATGATCGACAAGCGCCGGGCGACTGTCCGCTGAGTCCTTACGCAACTGGACAAACAACAGCGCCTTAGAGTGCGTCCGTATGGCCTGGGCCTGCGGGTTTTTGCCGACTAGAATGCGTCCATGGAATACCCATCCCTCCGCCTCGTGCGCAGCGATCACCGCGCCAGGAAAATCCTTGATGCCGATATACCCATCCTTCTGCGCCAACGCCGGGATGTCTGAGGTGTGAACGCAGCACAAGCGCCCCGGCTTGACTACACGCAAAACCTCCCGGATCACAAAAGAATAGTGACACAAGAACTCCTTCCAATCACGCGAATTGCCCAGGTCGCGGGGGCTATCACTATACGTATAGAGATCAGCAAACGGCGGTGAGTATATGCACAGGTCTACCGAATCATTGTCAAGTTCCGCCAGCCTCTCGCAGGAGTCGCCCCGCAACGCTTTCCAAGTATTGCCTTTGACAACACATCCTGCCTGATCTTGCACTACAGACGTTCCCATCCCCAATTCCTCCCTCTCATAAAGATGCATCTTGCCAATCAAACCTTCCCGTAGCCGCCTGGCCTGGGCATCCTTACGCATCACGTTGCGGTACACATCAGCCTCGATATCCGACATAATCAGGTGCACGTCTACAGGGTGCTCCTGAAGATACCTCCACTCCCTGCGCACACACTGATAGTATTGTTCCCACGAGTGCGAAAGCCCCAGGAACGCCATCTTGTGGGCATTCTGGAAGTTCATGCCGAACCCGCCGATAGTAGGTTTGGTCACAAGCACACGAAACTTGCCATCCTGAAAGTCCTCAAAGGAACTGGCCTTGTAGTCAGGCGAATCACTACCCTTGACTTCTACCGCACCGTCCAGAGCCTCCGTCGCAGCCCGGCCTTCCTCATCCAGCCCCACCCAGACTATCCACTGTTGGCCGTCTCCGTCAATGATCTCCTGAAGCCGTTCAAGGCGTGGGCCAAGCGTCGCTCTACGAATAGCCGAATGCTCCCTTATACCCCTAGCGCGAGTGAAAAACAGCCTATCACCCGGCTCATACTTCGCCTGCTCAAAGTGCTTATGCAGCCTAAGTGCAGGAAGTCTGAAATCCATATCGTCATATCCCAAGTCAGACGGCTTCCGTATGGCCATAGCCCAAGATGCCAACCAGCGGAAGAAAGGCTCTTCGGCATGGTGCTTCAACCGCCACTCCTGGCCGCCCTTATTGCTCCCCTTCCTGCGATACGACTTTCCATTGACAAACATAGTATGCTCTTTGTTAGCATTGACGAAGAACATAGCCAGCATCTCAGCACGCGAACACACGCCCAAAAACTCCGCATGATTGCCCAGCTCTATGAAGTCATTCGGGGCAGGCGTTGCTGTGCAACACAGGCGATAGGGAACAGCCTGACAAGCCTCCGTCAGCTTGCGGCGCGTCTTGCCTGAGATGCATTTCAATATACTGGATTCGTCCAGCACCACCGCGCCGAATGCCGATACATCAAAGGCGTTCACCATTTCATAGTTCGTTATCCAGAGCTGACCGTCGCCCACAACCGCATCTTGACTACGAACATAACCTATTTCAAGATCAATCTTGCGAGCTTCTCTTACCGTTTGCCTGGCCACACTGAGCGGGGCAATAATGAGCGTTTTCTCCCCTAGCAACCTGGCCCATTCCAATTGAATGAAGGTCTTGCCCAGCCCGGTATCAGCGAATACCGCTGCCATGCCCTTCCGTACTGCCCAGAGCGTAATATCCCGCTGGAAAGCAAACAGCTTAGAATGCACGTCATCGGTAGTAAACTCTTTGCCCCGATCACGCCTAATCATCCTCTTCGATTTAAGAAATGAATCATAGGTCACTTCATTCCCCCCATCGCGTACCAGTGCCCCGGCCTCACCATCGGGAAGATGGACCACAGCAGGTCATCCCTCTCATTCATCTCAAAATCATATACCCAATCCAGGTTGTCCACGTCATCCCAACGGTCCTGCATGGCAAAGAGGTAACTGGCCGCTCCATGATCCGTACGGCCCCCGCCAAGGTAGGGCTTACGGTCCGCCAACGGGACTTCACTCAATGAATAACAGGCCACCAACAGGTCCGAACGTGGCGGCCCGATGGCCTCCAGGAACTCCACCGCACAGCCCAGCTCATGCCGCGACAGGTAGTAGCTCTGAAGCAGGCACATCTCCGGAAAGTCCACCATCCGGTAGGTCCCGCGGAACCCCAGCCGTGAGGCAATCAGGGCCATAGCCCCATAGCCCCCGCCGAACTCCGTGATGGTCTCCAGATCCCGCAGTTCCTTGAGCGTAGCCTTGTTCCACATCATCAGGTGAAACGCCTGATGCACCATATTGGCGTTCGTAGACGGCTCCCCTGACATCCTCGGGGCCTGGCCCACGCCGCTGTCCTCAATGGCCGGAAGCCAAAGGGTCTCCCAATCAGGCTGCGCCCGCAGGGCCTCCAGCTCAGACCGGATGAAGGGGGTCTCCCCCGCAAACATGGTGGCCGTCACCGTGGGCCAGCTCAGGAATACCGCGATGGGATCCCGACGCACATGGCGCCGCATCTCCCACCTGTGCCGCTCCCACGTGTACCGGGGCGGGGCCTCGTCACTCATCGGCTCCAGTGATGCAAAGGCGTCTTTGAGTTGCTGTTCGTTCATCACAGGTCTGCCACTTCCAGACTGTCATAATCTATACCGGGGTGCAAAATCACCACCTTCGGCCCCACTATCACGGCTTCCTTCCCGGCATCTCGCATAGCCGCTGCAAGTTCCTTCTTTAGGGCCTTCTCGCGCTGGCAGACCCGCAGACGTTGCTCCTGCGCGGCCAAGTACCGGAGCCCCAACTGCTCCAGCGTTTCCTCTCTTGCTTCCTCTTTGTCTTCGGGCATTGGTCATACCTCCCTGCCAAAGTGCTTCTTATAGTCCTCCAGGACCTCCAGATACTTGGCCCAAGACTCATCATCAAATCCGGCCTCCCTGCTCTTCTCGAAGAATGCCACGGCTCTGGCCCAAAGGTGCTTCGCTTCCTTGCAGATATGTTGTGGGAAGATGCACCCGCACGGCGCGACTATACCCAAGTCCACAGCGATGTCTCTCATAATCCCCCTTTACACCCTGAACGCCACGATGTCCCCCACGTGAAGGACCATCTCGTACTTGTCCATCAGCATCTCATCCACCACAGGCTTCACCGCCGGAGTGCACCCTTTCGCATAGTCGTCGCAGGCCACGATACCCCCCGGCTTGATTCGGGGCAGCCAGGCCTCCAGGTCCGCCACCACGTCAGAGCGGGCATGGGAACCGTCCATGAAAACCATATCCACCGCACGCGGCCAATACTGCCCGACCTCCTGAGACCGCCCCAGCACCCGCACGCACCGCGCCGGGTCCACGCCCGACCGCGCCAGGTTCTCCCGCTCCTCAAGGCAAGGCTTGATGTCAATGCTGAACACAAACAGGTCCTCACGGGCCTCCAGGAGCGCCAAGGCCGATGTGCCGAAGCAGGCCCCGATGTTCACCACCACCGGGTCCGCCGGGAGCAGCCCCGCCAGGTGCTGCAACGTAAGCACGTCCTCCACCTCGTGGTGATATTCCTCACCTGTAAGGTCGGTCGCTTCCAGCATCATTGCCGAATTATCTCCATGGTGTATCTGCCAGTTCATACACACCCTTGGCCCAAGCTGCTCGTTGATTTCGTGTGCTACCCTCTGTGGCGGTCTCCGGGTATGCAACACTTTCACCTTGCCCCAAACATAGCCCACGCCCCGCCAGTTGTATTCCGCGGGCAAGGTAGCAATACGCAGAACAGAATGATACAGGGCCTCCCGGAAGGCCGGTTGGTCATTGTGAACGCTTTTGGTCTCCTCCAACCCCTCATAACGTCGTCCGAACCGCTGCTCCCAGTCGTCCACAAGGCTCAGTAACAGGCCATTCTTGCGAAAGGCTACCACGCCACAGTTATGCTCTGGAAACGCCGCAGGGACAGCTACAGGATGTCCCTCACGCCATGGCGCAAGGGTCGCCGCCAGGTCAAACCGGTCCAACAGGTCAAACAGCTCTGGTACAGGTTCCGCCAGCCATACGTCCGCATCCAGAGCCAAGGTCCGCTCAAAAGGTGATTGCCGCCAGGCCTCCATCCGCGAGAGCATCACCGGCCCCGGCGAGCGTTCGGTCCAGATGGCGCAGGCCATACCCGGCCACACATCCCGCACGCGAGCTACAGCCTTCTGCGCCCGCATCAGATATTCGTCACCTATTGCAAAGTAGAGAATGCCCCGCGGCTCCATTAACCTTCCTTCTGCACAAATGATACCACGCCGCTTCCTTTTGCCAGCAAAAGATTCACCTTGGTGTGATAGCGAACGTGCAGCGGCGGCACAAATCCAATACCGTCCGGTCCCCCTCGCTCAGGGCCGCATAGATGCGATGCGGCTCCTCAGCCTGTAACAGTTCCTCCAGGCTATGCTCCTTGAGGCTCCCGAAGGATACTGTGCGTTTCCAGTCCATACAACACAGGCCCCACTCCGCGTCCCTGGTGACGATGATAGCACTCAAGGGGGCATAACAATTGCCGCCCTGGTCCTTCTGGTACTCCCGGTCATAGATGCACAACCTGTCATCCAGCCCCCACGTCTGAACATTGCTCTCTGAAAAGATGGGTATGATCTCACGTTTCATCCATTCCCATGTGATCGTGCGGTCCTCCTGGCTGCCATAGAGCGTCACCCACAGACCCGACAACCCGGCCTCCTCCAGCTCCAGCGCCAGTTGCCGCGACAGGAAAACCCCGTTGGTCAAGATTATGATCCTGGCCTCCGGGCACCGCTTCCTAGCATAGCGGACGAACTCGAACAGGCGTGGGTCAACTAGCGACTCATTGTACTGATGAAAGCTAATCGTGCTCACGTACCCATGCTCTCCCAGGGTATCCAGTACCTTCCGCACAACGTCGCCAGATAGGTGCTTTGTCTCCCTCAACCGAAAGGGTGAGGCCACTTCCAAGTTCAAGGGACACTCCTTGTGCAGCCATGCGTAAGGGCAAGTGTTGGAAAGCTCAAACGCTACGCAGTGAGTATGAGCGAAAAGGGTCATCTCACCCCTCCGTTGGCCTGAACCACACGCCCGTAGCCATGATCTCACTAGCCCGGTTGAACAACGCCCGGCTCCAGCCATCCAATAACCGCAGAGCAGGTTGATACTGCGACCTGGGGTAGTCATCCACCACCATCATCCCACCGGGCCTCACCAACTTCACCATAGCGTTCCTGATGCACCCTGCACGATTGCGCCCGTCCACGCAAATCAGGTGAAAGTGCTCATCAGGATAACTCAGGATGGCATCGGCATAGTCCGCATACTCCGACGCGCCCTGTTCCTTTGGTATGTGGAACAGCTTCACGTTCCCCAGGCCATACTCCCGCAACCGCTGCGCCGCCGTCGCGTGCCACTCCACATCATGCTCGACACTGACTACGCTCCCGCACCGTGCGCCCAGCCAGATGGTGCTCCAGCCGCTACCCCACTCGAAGGCGCGGAAGTGTGGTTCAATCCGCGGGTTCAGGAAATCTATCGCCCAACCCTGATATGCAGGGCCGGTAGTCATGGGGTCAAAGGGCACAATTTCTCCTAAATCCCAGGAATCTCATCAAATGAGCCAAGGCCCATAAGTTTGGCATACTCGGTCTTGCCCTCTTCCGTCAACTTTCCCCTTAGCGGAGTATGGCCACCACCCTGACGATTAGCTTCCGTATACCGATCAATTTCAATAAGACTAGCCAAACACGCAGGGGCATCTAGCAACTCATACTGCGGTAACTCCCCTGGAGGAAAGTCTAGCCGAAGATAGTTTCCCTGTTCAGTTTTCTTCACCTCAGAAACAATGTCGTGGTAGAGATGACGCATATCCCGAAGGATCGCCAGCGTTTGACTCGATGCCCGATTCCATAGATACCGCTGCGCGTCTACGTAGATCACAATTGTCGGAGGTCCCCACTTATCCGCATCCCATTCTCTCTGTGTCATCTTGCCCTCTTCTCCACCACGCGGTAACAACGCGCCCCAGTCCCATCAGGCCCACGGCCTCTCTTGAACACCAGGAACCCCCAGCGGTACTCGCACTCCACGATGAAGCCCTCGCTGTCCTTGCCCAAGCTCCGGGTACGCAACGCACGGCCCCACCGCTTCAATACATCATCCGCCGAGGTGCCAATAGGAATCCGAGGCGCCTTCCGCCTCCCAAATGCAAACCCTCTCACGACATCCTCTGAAACGCAATCAGCCTGTCCACCTGGCCGGTCAGTTCAAACTCAGCAGGCAGGTTCTCATTCACCGCCTCGTACGCTTCACTGGGGTTGTTAGCGGGACGGGGCGGCTCGATGTAGTCGTGAAAGGCCAAAGTGCCGCCCACCTTGACCTTCCAGGGCCAAACCTCGATATCACCCTTCACCGACTTGTAATCATGCCCGCCGTCCACAAGCACCATATCGGCCTCGCAGGGGAACTCTTTGCCGATGTCCTGACTACGGCCCAGGAGCCGTATCACGCGGGCCGTATCCAGACCCGCAGCCTCCAGGTTGGCGCGTTCCTGCGGGCACTCGCCGATGTCCACAGAGAAAATGAAGGCATCCCTACGGGCCTCCAGCATGGCCACGGTAGACACGCCGTCCGCAGCCCCAATGTTGACGATGATCGGTTCCGCAGGGAGCTTCTTAACCAATGAGACCAAGAAATTGATCTCGCCGTAGCTCATCGGCTCGTTCCCGTCCGAGAGGTCAAACGCAGTTATGGTCATGGGGCCTCCACCCGTTCAGATTGCTTAACAAAGGCTCGTCTAAAAATCCCTACTGGATATAGCTTAAACATATCATTAAGATATCGGGGGTCCTGATATATCTGAACCAATTCCCAGCCTTCTTTATCCAGTGAATCCAACCAATCAGAAATGTCTGGCTTGTCAGGTAAGCCAACGCGCTTATACTCCCACGTTCTCATATCCTTTCCCCTTATCTTGATACCCCCGCCGTCATCATGGTCGTGTACTCCTTCCTTGTAGCAACCACGACAATCCGGCTACCGTCGGCACGCAACCCATACTCTAGGTCTGTAAACCCCACGTCAATCAACATCGCAACCAGCGTTTCCGCCGTAGGCAGGAACCATCGATAGCCTGGCGCGGTAGGGCCACAATAGGTCAGGAGCTTGCCGCCACCCTGATGAACCGCGGTCTCCAGCAGCAGCGTGCCGCCGTCCACCAACTTCTCAAATATGATGCGCAGAGCACGCACCGGATCAGTGACGTGATACAGGACGCCCGCACACAGGATCATATCATAAGGCTCAGCGAAGCGGCCCTCATCATAAATAGAATTAGGGATGACAACAAGGCCCTGCACCTGGAAAACGTGGCCCAAGTATGAAACCACATCGGCATATTGCACTGCCTCCTCAATGGCCGTCACCGTGCACCCCATCGCTGCCAGTAGGAGCGACGTGCCACCCGTCCAGCAGCCCACATCTAGCACATGGCCCTTGAACTCCGCGCCCATCTCCAGGAAGGCCTCAATGACCCGGATGTGCCGGTCTCCCATCTGGCCCTTCATCTGAAAGGCCCCGAAGTCATGATCGTGGCCCCAGGTGAATACGTTATCAAACGGCCTCTGCTTGGGGTCATCGCCGTATACCGTACCCGGCAGGGACTCAATGTGCCGCTGAAACTGAGCCGCCGCAGTGCCGTAGAAGGTGCCAAACCAGCCAGGATCCAGGTGCTCCCCAGGATCCAGGTGCTCCACCGTGTATCGTCTCATCAATGCTCTCAGGTCTTGCTCTTCCATCGCTCCCATACCCCCATAGCCGGGGCCAGTGCCCGGACCCATTTCTCATTCAGGTCCATAACCCTCTGCCCCGGCGCATCCGCGTTCACCGTTTCACTCTCATTGGCAACCGTATCCCCAAACCTGTGCCCTGTAGGTTGCAGCTCCAAAGGCCCCTCAATCTGGAAGGGGAGCCTCGTATTCAGATACCCCAGCGGGTCCACCACGAAGTCCTCCAGGATCACCAGCACAGCCTTTGGGTGCTGCGCCAGTTCGCCCAACCGCAGATAGTCCTTGCTGGTATCCCTGGGCCTCAGGTGTTGCCAGCCCAAGGCCCGCTGTGAGGCCAAGGCCAGCCTCGGGTCCCTCAGCACCACCACGAAGAAGTCCACCAACGGAACGTGCGCCGCCAACAGCGGCTCGCAGGTATGACGGAAGTATTGCCAGGTCTCCTTGTAGCCCCCAACGTGAAACGGCCCCCGGTTTAGAATCGGTATCACGTTGACCTGCATGATGAGCTGATAATCATCCACAGGCCTGCGCCACTGTTCTACCTTCCCGTAAGTCTGCGCGTCCGCCTCGCCTTTCTCGGCCTCGTGGAGCCAGTGCGGTTCCCCAAGGCAGAACCCATCCTCTAGGGAGTTGAACACGCTGGCTACGATGGTCGTACCAGACCGGGGCGGGCCGATGATGAAGAATAGGCGCTTATCACTATCCAGTAAAGTCGTCTGCATTGAACCACTCCGGCGGCTCCTTCAGATGCGGGCCATTATATCCTATATCCCTGACCTCCCTATCATTGACATTCAATAGTGAACCTTCTGGAAAAAGCAATTCGTCAAAGGCTACCAGTTGACACCCATGCGCCGAAGACATTACTAAAGGTTGCTCCCTCTGGGCAGCCAAATCGTAAGCCAAGACGATGTGCTTACCTGTCTTGATTTCGACCCAATGTATGTAACACCGACACGGGCCAGAACCCTTAATGAAAATGTCGGGGTGCGAGTACCATTGTCTCCACCATGTTCCGCCTTCTTGGCCAAGCGTCGGGCCATGCCAGTACAAATTCTCCTGTTCATCAATCCTTACATGACCATTATCATAGATAATCTTTAGCACGTCAGAAGTACCTCCTATCAGTTAGATCAGTTCTCATAGTGGTGCCGTGAGGCAACTTCCTTCATCCTGAAATACGTAACCCAGGCCACGAAGCCTCTCTGCTACTGGTCCACAAACCTCACACAGTCCAGTTTCCTCATCCATACCCGTCCAGAACTCCACCTTCGCCAGCCGATGACTCTTCATTTTTCTCTTGTGACATAACTCACAGCAGTCAGGATCCGGGTCCGGAATGAAGCTGAAATGCAGGTAGCAATCACCGCGCCTCTTGCCATCGTCACTCATCGGTTCTGGTATCTTCGTCATGTGAATACCTCCAAGAATAGTCGTTTGTCAGTGAGGTTGGTTCTCACACAAAGCCCCCCATTGCTCTTTGCGCTGTGCACGCATCATGGCCGCCTCCTCACTATCCTCGAAGAGCCAGCCGTACTCCGCCGCCAGATGGTCCTCAGCACACCGGAACCCGCGCGCCAGCTCCAGGTTCCTGCAAATCGCAGGCAAACGGTCGTAATAGTCCTGCTCCGAGATGGACGCCAGGATGTATGCCAGGTCGTCCGGGGTCTCAAAGCTGATAATTCCATCTTCGTCGAAGAATCCATCAATGCCAGGGCACCCCCAATAGATCGGCACCGTGCCCTGCGAGAAGCAGTCAATCAGCTTCTCCGTGAAATAGTAGTCAGAACGCCCGGACTCGATGACGACGGAATAGCGGAAGGGCCTCAGCCCCGGCGGCTTAGGGTCCAGGTACTCGGTATAGGGCTCCCCAAACACAGACAGGCACTCACCGAACTGCTTGACGATCTCATGCCTCAGCCGGTGGCCCTCCGTGACCGCCTTGACCGATACGATGATGCTCACGTCCGCGCTCTTGTCAAACACGCCCCACTCGCGGATCCTCGAACCGCCATAGGGATAGAACCGCCACGGACCCCCGCGCCGTAGGTGCTCCAGACTGTAGGTGAATATGGCATCAAAACGGTCCTCCAGCATCACGGCCTGCTCATAGTGCGTGGCAGTGAGTGCGGGTGGCTCGATGAGGATGGCGATGTTCGTGGGTGCCCGGCTCAGCAGAACCTCATCCAGGCACATATCCGTGAACACCATCACAGGCACGTCATCCGGAATATCCGGCACGTGGCGCCAGCGCAAGGACTTCGGGGCCTCGTCAGCGTTCTCACTGCTTAGGGACATTGACTCGCCCTGAAAGGTGCCATCGCGGAGGGGGACGGTTATCACAGTCCTAGCCTTACTCCCAGCTTATCATGGGCCCGTTGGCGCGCAAGTATCGCTTCTAGCTCAGCACTTATTTTCATTGATTGAACCTTAGTCTCTACAAGCTTTTGTGCCGCCGTATAGTTGATAACGCATTGACGCAATATATTAATGGTATGCCCACTCTCAGGATATCCACTTTCCTTCCAGAGAATTAAAGCCTCACCCAGCTTCTGACTTTCTAAATCACGCAACCGAACTTCAACGGGGGGACTCATTTCATCAGTCATTACTTATTCTCCTCTTATTAGCCCACGGAACTGCTAGCCACCGCCCTAGCCGCTCCTGCCAGTAACGCCTATTCTCAAAAAGGGGCACCGGCCCCTTCATGCAATTAGCGTACCAAAGCCTCCACTCTACCATATAGGTATGCCTCCGCCAAAACATCACATCACCATCCCAGGTATAGCTCAGGTACGGCCTATTAAAACAATTGACTGGAGCAACATCCTCAAAGGTACGGGGATGATGATACTCATACCAAGCCCTCATTGAACTGGCTAGCCTGCGCATCACGTCAAACACCCCTCCGGCAGCCAGCGGCCCAGGCGCTTTTGCCAATACCTCCTGTGCTCACACATCAGGATATCTATGACACCGCACATGGTTCAGGCCTCTGCCGAGTGCCTTTTAGTAGGAACTAGGGGTTTTGAATCCCCCTACTACTCGGGCCTATGGACGATATGTTCCGGCGCATCAGTCAGTAATTCGCCCACATGTCCTGTGCAGGCCGTCGTAAAATCGTCTTGCTTGTAAGGATGTATCTCGATCATCCATTCGGCTTCCTTCTCGCAACCAACAACGCAACAGGGTCCCTGGTTGCTCACCTTGCCTTCGCCCGGTAGCTCTACCAGCGCCCGCCTCAGTGCGCATTCCAACTCAAAGACGGTACCGATGCGCAACGCATCTCGCGCTTGCTCTTTCACTGTCGCTTTTCTTACTTCGTCTGACATTTCCTAACCTCCATTCAGATTTCGCCTCAGATTTCGCCTACAAAGGCACTCGGTACTTGACAGTAGACCAATCCCAAACTCTCAATCTCCGCAGCGACCTCCTTGGCATCACTTGTAACGATGGTGCAGCAATCGTATGGCCCTATCTTCTGGCCGCAGCCCTTCATGTCAAACACCCCTCCGGCAACCAGCCGCGCTCCACCAGTTCCCGATAGTCCTCGTCCCTCATCCCGGTGATGCTCGGCTCCGTAGGCTTGTCGCTCTTTAGTGCCAGCGTGTACCGCACAGGGAACTGCCTCGTGCCCAGGACCACCACCTCCGGGGTGCTCGAAAGCCGGTCCGTGCCCGCCATCTCCAGGTTCCAGGGCGTCTCACCGGGAATCATGTAGTGCAATAAGTAGTCACGCCTCCAAATCGCCGCCTGGAGGCTCAGGTGATACGGGCTGTGCGGCTCAGACCATACCAGGTCCATGCTCCCGTAGTACTCATAATCGGGCCTCTGGCCCGGTGAGGCCCCCGCATAGAGCCGATCCGTGGTGAGGTCCATCCTGATGACCTCGTGGTGTATCATCATGTACTCCGCCAGGGTCCCTATGGCCCGCACGTCCACGGTACGCAGAAGCAACATATCCTCCAGCATCCAGATGAACAGCTCATCATCCATGGACCGCAGGAACTCAATCACGCCATCAGACCACCTCTCCACGGGGTAGTTCTGCGGGGCAATCTGGTGGAATGTGAAGTTGGGGGGCAGCTCGAAGTTCGGCTGTGAGTACCCCGCCACCACCACAGGCTGCAGCTCGCTCCAGTAGCGATTGAACAGGTGCGCAAAGGCCGGCAGAATCCACAGGTGCCGGTCATTGGTAGTCACGAACACCCTCATCTTGGTGCACTCCAGAATCCACGGAAGGCATCAAGCTCCTTCGCATAGTAGAAGTGTTTGGCGTATCGGCTCCCATACATGCGGTCCAGATACGCCTCAGGCATCACGGCCTGCTGCACAAACGCCTTGTACAGGTCGCCCACGCCGTGTGGCCGCTCGGCATCACTGGCCCGGTGCTCAACCTCGAAGCCGTCCTTAACTCCCAGGTCCATCTCCAGCAAGGCCTCGAAGGCCGCCACTAGGCTACCCGTCAGGGCCTCAGCCCTGATGACCAGGACGCGCCTACCGCCGCTCTCGTAGATGGACCAGCCCCGCTTGCGGTTAAACTTCTCCGCATAGACGTTGATACCGGTCTCCGGCTGAAACAGCTCAGAGAACCACGTCAACGGCACGTCGTGCTTGTCCCAGGACATCAGGAACTCGTCAAGGAGTACCTGGCTGTACCCCTCGCCGGTCACCGCTAGGGTGCCCGCCATTTCGTAAAAGAATGCCGAGACGTTCCGGATCACCGGCTCCCGGACCATGCTGATGACATTGGGGTACTGCGCCTGCACCGGGTTCATCGGATGGTACGCCCGCGAGGCGTGTATACCCAACTTCCGCGCCAACTCGATGACCGTAGACGAGCCACACTTCCCCATCTGAAATACGGCAATCTCATTCATGCCTTGTCTCCTTCTATGTTTTTGCTTACACCGAGGGTGATGCGCCCGCAGGGGCGCGCTGCCCCTTGGCAATACAACTGGTGGTCATATCCCGTTCGTCATCCTCAAGGCGCTGGACCATGTCATACCACTTCACTATACGGTCCAGGCCCTCCTCCAGAGATACCTCCGGCTGCCACCCCGTAAGTTTCGCAAACTTGGAACTATCCAACACGCGCCTGGGCTGGCCATCGGGCATAGAGGCGTCAAAGCTGACATCGCCCTGGTAGTTCACGGCCTTAGCCACCACATGAGCCAGGTCCACAATACTGACCTCACGGCCTGAGCCCACGTTGTAGGGACCGGACACCAGCAGCTCCCCCGCTGACAGGAGCGCCCTCACACAATCCCCCACGTACAGGAAGTCGCGCGTCGGTTTGCCCGTACCCCATAACGACACCACATGATCGCCCGCCCTCTTAGCCTCCAGGAACTTGCGGATCATCGCCGGGATGACGTGGGAGCTTTCAGGGTCGAAGTGGTCCCGCGGCCCATAGAGGTTCGTGGGCACCACGTACACCCACGGCAAGCCGAACTGCGCCCCATAAGCCTGCAAGCCCACCAGCAGCATCTTCTTGGCCAGGCCGTAGGGTGCGTTGGTCTCCTCAGGGTAACCGTCCCAAAAGGACCGCTCCGAGAACGGCGTCGGGCAGTGCTTCGGGTACGAGCACACCGTACCCACACCCACGAACTTACTCACATCGAAGAAGTGGGCCGCATCCAGCAGGTTTGAACCCATCAGCAGATTATCCCGCCACATCGTAGCGGGCTGCTTGCGATTGAGGCCGATGCCCCCACAGGTCGCAGCCAGGTGAAACAGCGTCTCACAGCCTTGCTCGCCCCACAGCGTCATCGCATCCCCAAACATAGCACACACGCCATCAACCGTCGTCAGATCGTACTGCTCCGAACGGGGCACAAACGGCTTGCAATCCAGAAGGCGCAGGGCATCAACCAAGTGGGAACCGAGAAATCCAGCGCCGCCAGTCACGATTACACGGCGATTCTTCCAGTAAGACATCGCATCCTCCGGGAAAGCTCTAAGGGGAGCGGGGCCGTGCCAGCATATACCACCGCCCTCAGTATAGCCGGACTCAAACCTTTGCTAGCAAAAGAACGTGGGACTCATCCTTTTGCGCAAAAGACCGATGCCGACCCCGCCCCAACACACATCAAGGTCAGATGCGCTCACCGAGCAGCATCTTGCTGCGCAGAATCTTGTATATCACCGTCGCCGCCGCAAACACAACACCAGACCAGGCCAAGACGTTCTCAATGATCTGGAACACGCAGACCACGAAAGCGGGCGGCTCAGTGGGCACCAATCCGCAGGTGACCACGACGGGGAAGCCCTCCAGGAGTAGCTTCTCCCCGACAGCGATACACAGGGCCACAATATAGGTTAGCCAGATAGCCTTCGGGCCGTTTATCGCTACAAGATACACGCCGTCAGACCACTGCAACTTGCGCAGGAGCCACACCAGTGCCATCGCGACAGCACCTAGCACTACTGGGTTCCTGAGCAGCCCCGCAAACTCTATCATGTCTTCCTCCCTACACGCAGCCTATGGCCGCGAGGTATGATGCCCAGGCCAACCCTGGACACTGCGTCTTGCCCACCTGGAAGTGCGGCTTGACGTACAATGAATGTCCGACCTCCTGAACGAAGAATATCTGCAACCCGCACATCAGATGAACCAGCTCCACGATCATCTCCGGCGCAGGCGCAACCCGCACGAAGTTTCCTCCCAGCGCCACCCCGAAGGTCTCCGCATTGACGGAATGCGGCCCTGCGCCTGCCTGCGGACCCCAATCACACAACCGGTGGTCGAAGTCCGTCACGATAGGTGAGCCGTACTGCGGGCCTTCCTCGTGAATGTAGAACGTATAGGCCATGCCCGGCCAGCCAAGACCAATGTGCATCAGGGCGATAGCCTTCGATGTGTACCAGGACTTGCCGACGGTATGATGAATAATGCCTCCCTTGACATCCGGAAGCTCCCGATAGGGCCACTTCTGCTTCGGGTTCACCGGGAGCGTAGCCCGCTTGTCCTTCAGGTGCACACCGCCCGCTATCAAGATGTCCGTCAGAGCGCCCATAGGTCAATCCCCGTGGATGTCGCGTATCTCACCCACTATCTCAACGGTGCCCTTCTCATTAGCCTGGAGCACCGCCAGCAGCCGCTCATACTCCTCTTGCGTGCATTCAACGTAGCCCTCACGCTCAAGGACCTGCGCGTCATTGTCGTCACGCGCTACTGCTATAACGAGTTTACCCCCTGCCATGAAGTAACGAGCCATATCCATACACCTGTTTACCTCATTATACCCCGGCACGATGTTTTGGGAGCAAAAGAATCACGACATGTCGTCCGCGCGAAAAGTCCGTCATATACTATACACCTTTAGTTAGTTAATACTCTTAGAACTAAGAAGTATACATAGGGGGCCGCTGATTTCAACTCAGTTCCGCTCGATGATGGCCCACTCTGTCTTGTCGTACTCACCCTCAGGCGAATACGCCACGCCGTAGGCGCTCTGGTCATCGTTGGTGAAGGTCTGGTACGCCCATAGCACCCCGCCGATCTCCACCTGCGCGTAGCCCCCCACTTGGTACCCAAACCCTTGCTCCCTGGCCTTCGAGGGATAGGCCCAGTCCCCCGGCACAGGCATGGCCCCCAGCTTCTCCTCAGCCAAGGGCAAGATGACCTCCAGGGGGTCCTCCGGCTCTGTGCCTTCCAGCACCCCGAACTTCCATACAAAGTCCAGGTGATCGTGAAAGGTCATGGCCTTCATACCCAGACCGCCCAGCTTATCGCTCGGCTCATCAACGGGTATCTCGATCCAGTATGGGCCTCCAATCGCGGGATCCCAAACCCACGCATTGTAGGCAAACCCCACCTTGCCATCGACCTCCGTGCGCTTGTCACAGTCGCACCCGCCCGGCCAGTGGAACTCTACGGGCACCCCCTGCACTGCGCCGTTGTCATCGTAGAAGAACATCTCCATACCCGCGGCTGCGTTCACGCGCTCCCACATCTGAGCCACGTGCCAGCCCTGGCCCTTGCACTGCTCCAGTTTCACCCCGTACTTGCCCTGCGCCCACTCTAGGCTCTGCTTGGTCCCTTCCGCGTCATAGACCCTCAGTTTGATCTCCGGTGGCTCCGGCGTCGGTCCTGGTGTCACGTCGTCCCTCCTCTTCCAGTTAATAGCCTCCGGCAAGGCGTTCCAGAGGCCCGTTGTGTAGTCGCCCCTTTGCAGGTAGTGGATGTAGTTGCCCACGAGGCCGCACTGCGGCCACGGACTCAGCCTGTGAGCGCTGTGCACCCAGAACGTATTGCAGATGACGTTGTTCGGGTATCGGTACCCCGGATTGTCGGGGTTGAACCACCGCATCTGCGCCAGGTTCCGGCTATCCCACAGACCCCAGTTGTAGTTGCTGCCCAGCTTTGGGAGGCACCACTGCACTTCGTCATAGGCCTCAGTATTGGCCATAGGCAGGCTGTGGCCCACGAACGCCTTGACCGTGGCGTCAAACCACTCCCATTCCCTTGCAGAACAATCGTACCAGTCAGGCCCTGCCTCTAGGGGGTTGCCCACAGACCGGCAATGCAGCCCAATACCGCAGTGCCATAGAAGCTGCTCCATGGTCTGCCCGCGCTCCGCTGCGATGTTCTGGAGCGCGTACATGAACCGGGTAAACCACTCCCTGTGATTCATGTGCCCGCCCAACGAAGGCGGCGGGGTCAGCACCCACAGGTCATCACCCTTGCCCCGGATGATGTCGGCATAGCGGATGAACTGGTCTGCGCACATACGCACGGGCTTCTCGAACTTGCTCCACTCCTCAGTCCACTCCTCGCGCAGGTTTAGCTCGTTCATGAGCACGAACCAGCGAACACCCGCCGCAACGTAGGCATCGATGTGCGCGGTCTGTATTCCAGGCCGGGGCATCTGCGCCGGGCCGAACCGGGCTATGACCTCGATGCCCTCCTCGCGCATCACACGTATGAAATCCGCTTTGTTCTCGTCGAAAAGCCATGCCAGCCACCAAGTGCCACCGTGGGCCTTGACGTCCCGCGCGAACTCCCGGAAGTTTGGAGGCTTCTCGTAGGCATCAGGGTTGGCGTGAAAACCGATCCCGGTGTCACCCACCGGTACGGACCATGGGACAGTCATGATGCACCTCCTTAACCGCTACGGTATTGGAATCTGTATCTTCCCGTTGGTTGCCAGGTATACAATAGCGACTACCAGAATAACGATCGCCCCCACCAGGACATTGATGATTTCTGTCCTGTTCAGGCCGCCAAAGATATTCTTGGCACCATTAGCCTTCTCTACGCCTTTCTTGACTGCATCCAGGCAAGTCGCTGTGATATTGGTCATGAAATTGTCCCGTCCCTCTTGACCAGACAAGGGGCAATCATCGTGGGCCTGCTGGATGCGACCCACCGCCAAGGTATTCCCCTGCACCTGCTCAGACACAGTTTGATGGCTGGCCTCCATCCTGCCAACGGATTCCCTAACAGACGTGATGCCGGTCTGGAAATCCTTGCGCCAGAACAGCATCATCCAGCGCAGGTCCTCATTGGAGACATCACTGACTGATTGCTCTTCGTCAAATAGTTCCTTCTTTTTCCTGACGCCTTCACCATTCAAAACGCACCTCCTCCATTTCGAGAGCGCTCATCATAGGTTCCTTGGTATCACAGCCCAAAAGTCCAACCCCAACGCACGCGCGGCAGCAGCAGCCGCGTAGGCACGCGCTAACGGCGTCAATACAGCTATAGGCACGGAGACCGTGGTAGTGGCTATCCGTGTTCCATCCAGGAAGTAGTCTACTTGCCTGAGCCCGCCAGTAATAGGGTAGGCCATTATCCTGTGTACGTGGGGATCCGTGTCCGCAGCGACCCCGCTGTCCACGCTATTGACTACACCCCCACCCGTTCTGGTCTGTAGCAACCAATTGTTCGCTACTGCAGTCGTATTCATACCAGCCAAAATGACATTATTGGACGCAGAATCAATTGCACCGAAGTCACCCGCAATATTCGTCAGGTGACTGATATTCATTCGCGCAATCATCTCCCAACCAAGATCCGCGTCCAGTGTGGCAAAGCCATCAGCAGCATCGCCCAGCCACAAGTAGTGAAAGCGTCCTGCCCCAGCGCCTGCGGTCAGCACGTACATCCCGCCATGGAAGTTATTCAGCAAGGCACCGCCACTGCCTACGCCGGCGGACACGGCGGTGTACTGCTCGTGAATACTTTTCCCAAGAAAGTCATCACGCCAACCGCGCAAGGCCAAAGGCCGCTCCTGGGCCTCCAGGGCGTTCAGCTTCTTCTGTGCCGCACTGAGACGCGCTATCAACTGCTCAGTCGTGTTGCTCATTGCAGGTTTCTCGGTATCACATCCCAATAATCCAGGTCCATGTAGCGTACCGCCGCCGCCCTGGCTAAGCAGCGGACGTTGCCCGTCTCGACCACCGTTGGGATCTTGACAGTCGTGTAGTTGATGAGCGCCCCATCCATGAAGTGCTCCGCACGGCCCGACGTAACCTCCAGGCGGTGAACGTGCCAGTCAGTGTCAATAGCCACGCCACTGTCGGCCCAGTTTTCCAGGCCAATATTGTCGTACGTGCGCAGATACCAGTTGGCCCCGACAGTGGTATCGGCGGTGACGTGGATGCGGTTCAACAAGGCATCCGTCACGAACATATCAACCAGGATGTTCGTGGTGTGCGATAGTTTGTAGCGCCCTATCATGCACCAGCCTTCGTCTGCATCCAGGGTGTTGAAGGCATAGGCCTGGTCCCCAAGCATGATGCGGGCGTAGTCGGCTATATTGGCATCGGTCTGGAGCCTGACCACACCGCCGTGGGCGTTGTTCTGGAGTAGTATAGAGCTTGCAGCACCAACGGTGCGCAGGTCATATTGCTCGTGGAAGGCATCACCCAAAAAGTCATCGCGCCAGCCACGCAAGGCCAAGGGACGTTCCCGGACCTCAAGCGCCCTGATGCCCTGCTCCAACGTGGTCACCCCGGCTATCAGTTGCTCTACGGTAGCGCTCACCCTGCAAACTCCTCAAATCTCGGAGTGATGGTCTCCACCTTGCCCTCCACTGTGACCTCCACCGCTGCCACATGCAGGTCCCACTGCTCGCCCGCGTAGACCGCCGTTACCAGGTCCCCAAAGCCCCAGTGCAGGCCGTACAATGTGCTGGGGATCTCTACCACATCGAAGGTGAACCGCCGCTTGCCCTGGCCCTCATCCAGTCGGGCATTGGCCCCATCTATCAGCTCCAATGTAGTTCCCGCCCCGCTGGTGATGCTCTTAAAGGTCTCGCAGCGGTTGAGCGGGCTTTCGCCCTCGCGTGCTGCATCGGCCACCCAGATGACCGGCTTGGCCAGGTCCTCACCCTGCCCCCCGCCGTAAACCACTGTTACCTCATCGTGCCGGTCCCACTCCAGCACCGGGTTGGCCATGTTCTCGTACTCCTGGGAGAACACCACGGGGCCATGCTCACCGCTGGGGTGGCTGTGGTCCTGTCCCCACTGCGGCACGTTGGTACGAAACTGCATCTCCCATCCGCTGTTGATGGGCACGATGCCAAAGAAGCTCTGCGTCGCCGGGGTCTGACGACTGGCGTCTGAGATGCCCTGTAGCGTGTCCAGCACGACCTGGTAGGCAAAGTCGCCCCGCACGATGGTCCCGGCTGACACGTCGGCCTGCACCGTGAAGCCCCAGCCTGAGAGGTCCCGGCCCGCAACGGCGGAGGCGCCCAGGTTCTCCCTCACGACAACCTTCATCATGTCGTCGGCCTGGTCCGCCTTCCTGGCCCCCGAGGTAGTAGCTGCATACGCCACCACACGACGCCGCAGAAGGTCATTGTACCCTACGCCGGAGAGCGTGACCTGCTGCTTGCCCCCTCGATACTGGCGGGTCACGCCCCGAATGAGGCCCGCAAAGTCGATGTAGCGGCGTCCGCCTTCCGGCTTCCGCCATACTACGATCCGCCCGTCCAGGTGTGCAAAGGTGATGTTGAAGCTATCCGCCCACACCGAGAGGCCAAATGCGCCCACCTCATTGACCCGCTGAGCATAGGACAGGGTCTCGAAATCGTCAATGACATCCAGAAGGTTGTCCCTGGCGGCCTCCAGCAGGTGTACCTCATATTCAGCGGGCATAGCCCCTCACAATCATTCTGCGGCTAGAATGGCCTCATCCACCGACCACCACTTGTTGTGCCAGGTCATGGTGACAATCGTAAAATAGACCTCAATGTCAACGTCCGCAGCGACCGTGGCGTCCACTGTGATAGACCCCCCCAGACCGCTTGTGTTGTCAGCCACGATCGCTATAGGTCCTGCAAACAAGTTCGGATAACTGCCCGTGTGGCCCACAAGCTCAGTCCTAGCCGCATCCTGGTAAAACTCCACGTGAAAGTTCGCCCCGGCCCCTTCGTCCACGATTGTCACGTACAACCGCCCCAGGTCCGTGTTGGTCTGCTTAATCCCGGTGACGTTAGCCCAATCGGAGAGCTGGTTGTTGTCATCGTTGTGCTCCCTGGGATCCGCGTCCGTGATGAACACGGTTATGAGGTTCGTGCCCTTCACAGTCCCCCCATAGTAGGCCCGTGGGTAGGACTCCAGCTCGAAGGCCCCTACGCCTGGCGGTATCAACCCATTCAGACGGTTGCCCCGCCGGTTTGATGTGACGGTTTTGCGGCCTGTGCTCAGGTCCACAATGACGATCTCGCCGTCAAGCATCTGCATGTCGAAAAGTAGTTCATCACCGGTGGTCTCGTTGCGGATGGACCGCACAAGCCCTTGATTCTTGATCTCAATAACTGGCAACGTCGCCGCCGATCCTGTGGTGACAACGCTGTTGTCCCCGGCTACTAGAACCGTGCCCACGTTGTCCCAACCGAAGTACAAGTCCTCACCATCCACGGCCACGGCCCGCACTGTTGGCGCACCCGGCAAGTCAAACGCCAGGTGTGCCCAGGAAAACCCGTTCCAACGCGCCGCCCGGTCAGTCAACGTCAATGCACCCGCCTGTGCGAATGCCCCCACCACGTATAATGTCCCATCATCGGCGACCGCCATTCTCCACGCCTGCGAATCAAAACCGCCGTCTAAGTCGCTCCAGCTTGTGCCATTCCAAGACGCGACGTAGTTCACGGTCTGCCCGCCCGCCGTGGTGAACACGCCGCAGGCGAACAGTGTGCCGTCTAGTCCAAAGACCGCGTCCAGGACCGTGCCGTTGGTCCCGGCCCCCAATGGTGCCCACGCGGTGCCGTCCCACTCTGCGATATAGCTACACGGGACGCCCCCCGCTATGCCAAAGAAGCCCCCGACGATCAGGTTGCCATTAAGCGCGATCACCCCGGTATAGGCCATTTGATTTAAGCCGTTGCCCACAGTGGCCCAGGCCCCACCTAGCGGCAACTGGACGATGTGATCTCCTGTTGGCGAACCCAGGCCGTCCCAGTTCGTAAAGTCGCCTATAACGTATAGCTGGCCGTCGTACCCCTCTACGATGTCCCAAACGTCGGTGACGGCTCCAACCCCAGGACCGCCGCCCACGTTGACCCAGGTGTCCGTGAGCACGTCATACTGTGCGATGTAGTCCGCCGCCGGATCACCTGCGCCGCCCGACCCGTCGGTGAATGCACCGCCAGCGTACAATGTGCCGTCCGTCGCAAAGTACAGGACGCGAACTGAGCTATTCAGGCCCCCGCCAATCGCTACCCACGCCTGCGCCGACACGTCCCACATAACGACGTTGTCACCGGTGACACCCGGCAACCCATCCCAGGCCGCAAACGTGCCACCGACCACGACATCGCCCGTGTCCGGGTTGACGGCGATCGTGCTCACGGTCCCGCCTGCGGTTGGCGGCCCCATCGGATCCCAAACCCCGCCGATCTTGCCCAGGATGTAGCGACTTGTAAACGCATCCTGCCAGTCCAGCGTCAATAGGCTTTCCGCGTCGTCCCACCACAGCGGGTCGTGTGCCTCAAACCGCAGGCCCACGATCTCATTGCGGCCATAGCGGCCCTGGCGCCCCTCTACGACGCCTGACAGGACGACGTACAGGTCCCAACTGTTGCCGTCCACTGTGTACCGCAGGATGCTTGGCGTGGTCCTTGTGGCCCCACGGTCCCAACGCACGGCATCCCATATCTCCGCCAGGGCCTTGTGTAGCCCCTTGCGCGTTGCGTCCGTGGCATAGACCGATTCGGTGATGGTCACGGTACGGCCCTGCACCACCACGTCTACCAGGAGGTTGCCCGGCACGTTGTAGATGTCCTGGGTGACATGCCGCACCGGTGGCAGGCCAAAGCCCTCGTGGGCCTGCAAGGTGGCCTCTGAGCCTGGCGCACGACCCACGCCCCAGAAGTCAAATGTCTGACCGTCCGGCGTTATCAGCTCATACTTGATATCACAAATACCCATGTCCCTACCCCCCACCACCACGGCAACTATGAGCACCGCCAGCAGTAGGGCACTCGCAAGAGCCAACCGCTTCTTGACCATGATGCCCTCCATCAACTCTTTTGCTCATATTATTGCCCCCTAAGATGTTTTGCCCGCAAAAGAAAGGCCCCGGTTTCCTTTTGCGCAAAAGACTCACCATACCAGCCTCGTGCTCCCGTCATGGCCGTGTATCCGCTCCACGCTCTCCACGGAGTCATAAATGGCCGTGCTGCCCCCCACGGTCCTCCACCGCAGCACTGTCACGCCGTCAGGGAACACCACGCCATCGGCCACAATCCCGGTGCCACTGACCCCGCTCACGTCCTCCGTCCTGACGAGCCGGAAGACCCTCGCCTGCGGCCCCCCAGCCGTTTTCTCTCCCATACCCTAGCCCCGCTACCTGTTTCACCCTAAAAACCGCCCTGGGCTACTACAGCGCCCCAGGATGCGGTTCTAGCCCTTCGCCATGACCTGCATCAGATGGAAGTCCGCAGCCACGGTGGACGTGGGCGCAAGTGAGGTCATATTCAGGTTGTACTGGTTGCTGACGCTGGTTGTGGACGCGGGCACGGCGGCCAGCGTCCCCAACGTCACCTGACCCATCTGCAAGGCTGGCAGGTCTCCCATAGACCGGATGCCCTCTGCCAAGGAACGCGAAATCTCCTGGCCCATGCCTATGAACACCTTGGACGGCGACCCCATGCCCAGTCTCAATTTGATTTCATAGATGATGGCTTCTGCCAGGTCCCGCACCCGGTTTATGATATGTTGCCACATCCCATTGACGCCATCGATGATGCCCTGAACGATGCCTGCGCCCACTTCGTAGAAACGGCCCGCAATCTTTTGGGCCTCCTCCCAAGCGTCACGTAAGACCTCAGCCATGTACGCGGTCACGCGGTTGAAACCCTTGAGTGCTACCTCATTGGCCCAGATGACGATGGCCGCCTGCGCCATCATGCGCGTGAGCTTGTCCATCTCTGCATTGATCACGGGCAGGATAAGCCTGCCCAGGAACTCCAGGATGGGCTTGAGTATTGGCCACATCTCCGTGGAGAACACGCTCCACGCGCCCAGCATATCGTTCAGCGTCGGGATCAGCTCGTCCCTGATGGTGGGGATGAAACCCTCGAAGGTCTTGGTCCACTCCCCCACCAGCGTCTCCTGGTCGTCCGTGAACCCCTTGAGGATGCCCTGCTGGTCACCTACGGACTGAGTGAGCATGGCCTGCTGCTCTTGATAGGATGCCAGTTTGGCCGCCTTCTCATCGGCGATCTGCTCCTGTATGATCGCTATCCGCTCCCTGGACTCCTCACGTTGCAGCTCCTCCCGGCGCCGTACCTCTTCTTCGTCCCTGGTTGTGCGCCGCGCGAAATCCTCATCTTCCCGCGCCATGCGAACACGCCGGTCCTCAGCCTCCAAATCCCGACGCTGCTCGAAGGCCCGCTCCTCCATAGCGATGCGCTTCTCCAATAGCGCCTGCTCTGCGTCTATGGCGGTTATCTCCTCCTGAAGCACATCCTGCTGGCCCTGGTGCTCTGCCTGGAGGGCATCGAGCCACCCCTGAATACGCAGGCGTTCCTCATCGGACTGGGCCTCGCCAAGCAACTGCTCAAACTGTGCACGCTGAGCCCCGTAGTTCTTCTGCTCATCCTGCATCTGGGCCTTGATCTCTTGGCGGCGCTTACCCGTGCGCAACTCATTCAGCTCCGCGTACATATCCGCCATCTTGCGGTTGTGTTCCCCGAGTTCCCGCTCCCTGCGCTTCTGCCAGTCCAACTCATCCCGCAGCCGGCTCAGGTTGAAGTCGAAGATGCTCTTTGCCAATTGGCGCCCATGGTCATCCCACATGCGCGTTATGGACTTGGTAAGATCCCTGGTAACATCAGCGATTCTCTTGCCTTCCTTGGCCCACTGGTCACCTAGTTGAGCAATGACCTCAGTAACCTTCTCCGTAGGCCTTCTCATATCCGCCATCTTCATGTCCCAGTCACTGGTTACAGCCTTGGCGGCATTGGCCGCGCCAAGGTACGAGGATATGACACGGACGATGGCGATAAGTGGGGCTAAGAGGCGCATAGCTGCACTGGCCAGCCCATCGAGGATGGGGCGCAATGACCCACCCTCCGATACCGCAGCGGTCAGGCCCTCAACAAAGTCCGCAATGGCAAAAACCACTGAACCCATGGCCTGCTGAAACGGCCCGCCCAACTGCCAGATCATCTCCGGGATGAGCCTTCCCGTCAGCGTGCGCCACATCTTAGACCAGGTTCCCATCGCCGCTTCATAGGATCCGGTGATGGACACGCCCTGCTGGAGGACTGCGTTTAGGGCCGCCTGTACGCGCTCGTTGGCGTCCAGTTCATCAGCAGCCTTGCCAATGAGGTCGCCATACTCTGCATAGGCTCGGTTGAAATCGACCTGGACGCCATAGGTCCGTAGGACGATGGACCTTTGCGTGAGAATACCGTGCAGCAAGCCGTCCAGGGCCTCGGTGCTGTCCTGCTGAGCGAACACCGCCGCGTCCTGGGCCACATTGGCTAGCTCCACGGCCTGAGCCGCATCAATCTGATAGCGTATGAATTGAGCCAGGAGCTTTGTGGCTACGTCGGTGCGAATCCCAGCGTCCACCACAGCATCACGCCACTTGTAGAGCTGGGCCGTGCCGTACCCCGCCCTGGTGCCCAGTAACTCCAGAATTATCTCAAGCTCCTCGACACGGCCCGCACCAAAAAGGGCCTCCTGAGCCACGCTCTTGAGGCCCTCAACCAAGTTGGTGAAGAGTTGTGCGCTGATGATGCCCGCGGCGATCTGGCCCACGTTGGCTAGCGCACCCGCTAGGATGCCCAAAGGTGAAGCGGTAGCTGCGGCTGCGCCGCCAAGGGAACCCGCTGCCTTATTGACCCTGTTCAGGTCACTGACTGCCTTCTCAGCGCCCTCGACCACTACCCGGACGCCGATGGTCTCTATGGCCATCTACCGCCCTTTCTGCTTCGCCCGCTTGGCCTTGCGTTCCGCGTCCTTGAGCAGCGCGGATTGCTTGTGCTGTTCGATTAGCTCATGGCCCTCGTGCCATGCCAATACCTTGGCCATGAACCGCTTAGGGTAGAAACCCGCATCCCAGAGGCGCAGGTCCAACCCCGCCGCGTTAGCGGCCTCCCACTGCATGAAGTGCGTGGAGGCCGTGATACCCGTCATTACCGCATCTGCAAGCGGATAGTCCCGGATGGGTCTGCCGTGCCGCCTAACCGCGAAAAAGGTCGCGGAATCCGGCTATGTCCTCCTCTCGAATGCCTGACATCACAGTCAACTTCATCAGGACGGAGTTGCTGGTATGGTACTTCTTGAAGACGAACTCTACCTCGTCAGGGTCGTCCTCATCGAATTCCAGCCCCAGCATCTTGAGCTGCTTGATCCAGGACGGGGGTATCTCGT